GGAACTGCATTAAGTTTATGCTAAAAATTCTTAAGCTGTATTTCAATATTTCCATTGACAATTACTATCTTGTCAATTATAGTCTTTAGTATCAAGTTCTTTTGTTTCTTGTCGACCTTATCCCAAATGTCGGCAAGTTTTTTTATGTTCTCATAAACAAACTCCTTTTTCTGTGTATTAATTGCGTTTTTGCTTTCTACTGCAATATTAGCTTTCATTTCCTTAATCTGTGCTTCCAGTTCTTTAATCATTTCTAAGACAGTATCATTCCCATCTGCATACAAGTTGTACAATCTTTTTAACTTTGTCTGCTCTTTATCTAATTGTGATTGCATAATTTCAAGTTTTGTCGCCTTTTCCTTTGGTTTATAAGACGATAAATCAAGCGATATTTTAAGGATTTCTTCTTCTACTTGTTTCTCTATCTCGTCCGCCCATTCAAGCGAATTATTACAGCTTGCATTATAATTAGGCAGATATGAAAGTGATTTATTTCTTGAACAGCAATAAATCTTATGCTTTTCACTACCCCATTTTTGATAACGCATTTTGCAACCACAAATTCCACAATAACATAATCCGGTCAATAAATTAGGTTCAGTTATGCAGTAAGTTTTTGCTGAACACCTTGACTTTCTTAGTTCTAATCCAAGATTAAACCTATCTTTATCAAAAATAGGTTCGTGTTTTCCTTGATATATTTTGCCTTTGTAAGGTATCATTCCGATATTTACAACGCCGGTCAAAATGCTTCTAGTAACAAGTTCAGACTTAAAGCCACAAATTTCTTTAATTTTCGCATCTGAATAGCCAGATATGAATAATTCAAGACCTTTTCTTGCTTGTTCTGCACGTTCCGGGATAGGTATTAATATACCTTGTTCCTTACTGTAGGAATAACAATACGGCAAATTGCCACCGCCCATCCAGTAACCCTGCTTAATTCTTTCAAGCATACCGCCACGCATACGCAACATCATAGTATTTTTATCAAGCTGTGCAAATACAGCCATCATTTGTGTGTACGCCTGCTCCATTGGGCTATCATAATTTACGCTATCGTGAACACATTTAAACACGACATTATACTTTTGAAATACTTTCTCGATAAGATATATTCCGTCAATCATATTTCTTGATAATCGGTCAAGCTTAAAAGCAACAACACAACTTACTCTTTTGCGGCTACAATCATTCACAAGTCTTTGAAGTTCCGGTCTATCCATATTTGTACCTGTGTAACCATCGTCAATATACCAATCTGTTATTACAAGCTCATTTTTCCTACAATAATTTTCAATGTCTCTTTTTTGGCTATCAAGTCCATTGCCCTCAACAGCCTGTTTTTCAGTAGATACTCTCATATAAGCAACACATTCCATATATTTTATCTCCTTATAATATAAATAAATGTGCCGCATTTATCACGTTCTACGGCACATTGTAACACATATTTACTTGTTGTCAATTATCTCTGCAATTATCTTTAGTAAGCTGTCTGAAAGAGTTATGTTTTCTGTTTTTACGTCTTCGCCATTTTGAGTAACCCTAATCATTTATAACCTCCAACTTACTTATTTTCTTTTTAATTTTGTTTATCTTGCGATTGATTGTTCTATCACACACGGACAGCCGCATAGCAATTTCTGTAATGCTTCTGCCTTGTGATAGTAACTTGAATATTCTCAATTCTTCTTCTGTAAAATTGGCATTTTTAATTATCTCATCAAGTTCCGGCTTAGTCAGTTCTGAAAACTTCATAAGCCAATCTCCTTATTTAAACTTAATATGTTCTATTCCTGTTTCTTCGTATAACTGATTAACAAGCTCCTCTGCTGTGAATAATCCGTCATTGTAGTTATCTATAAGTACTTTAAGCTCTTTTTGTACTTTTGTTAATCTCTGCTGTCCGAAACCGAATTTATCATGTAGCACCCATAAAATTAATATTAATGCTGATTCAAAATTTTTCTTCTGCTGTTCATTACTAATCCTATTCATCTGAACACGTAACATTTGCTCCTTAAACTTTTTCTGTTCTGACTTACTCATACATACTCCTTATTTATCAAGTATTTTGACAATTTTCTTTATTATTTTTTGTACTGAAACTTGGTTTTGAACATTTTCTTCTAAAACTTTTTGCATTTCTTTCAGAATTAAAGTGTGGATATGCATTGAGTACTCTAATTCTTGTATTCTTTGCATAATTTCATCTTTCTCTTCTTCCATTTGTTCACCGCTTTCTTAAAAATTGATTATCATACCGCCATAAATGCTTGCTATTATCATTCTTAAGGCTTTTACCCCTTTCATAGTCTGTCTGCCAGCATTTCTGACACAACTGTCCTTGCGGTCTGTCAATAGGTTCTCCACAACGATAGCACAAGTAATTTTCTTTGCGATATTCTTTTATATTCTGCCTATTTTCAATTCTTTTTCTGTGGATAGCATTATCTTTGCTCTGACATACAAAACACTTCGCTTTACCCTTAACAGCTTTAGCCTTTCCACATCTAACACATGTGCCGGTTTTCTTGCGCTCAGCGTATAAGTTTCTTGAATACCGTTTAAACGCTTCGTTGTTTTGTCTTCGCTTATCATCACTTATTGGGTGACTGGCTCTGTATTCTGCTTTCTTAGCTAAACATTCCAGGCATATCTTTTCTTCGCCTGCAAGCTTATTTTTACGGCATTCCGGACATATCCTAAGCTGTCTACATAATTCTCTAGTTTCTCTTTGATAAGCTGTATGCTTTTCTTTACATTCTTCGCAATAAAAGCCTTTTCTATCAAGTGGCTTGCCACATTTAGGACACAATCCATTATCTCGGCGATAATTATATAATTTCTTCTGTGGACTAATTGGCGTTGTTTCCACTAAAAATCAACCTCTCATTCTGTCAATTCTATCTTGTACTTCTTTAGGTGCTTCAATATACTCTTCTGCGTTTGTATTTTGACCAATAAGGGCATTTCCTTTAATTTGTAATGTATTTATATCTCTTTGGAATTTTTGCTCGATTTGAGCCTTATACGAATTTGCATTCGTCTTTTCGATAAGTGATTTAATATTGTCCGGCATACGATTTATTTCATTCGCACGCTTAACAGCTGTTTCGTAAGTTCTTAGAAAATTTGATTGTATTACTGTTTCAATCGTCTGATAATCTGATGTCGCCCAGTTTTTAAGGTTATCTGGCATACCAACCGCTTGTCTGACTAATGGTGGTAGCTTGTTAAATTCTTCAACTGCCCCATATGTGCCATTCCGTAACGCCTTACTAACCAACCCCCAAGCTGCCATTCCGTCAAGTTCCTGTGGCTGTGATATAGTCTGTATTTTACCTATCAGCTGTCCTATGCTTGGAGCAAATCCGCTTGTATTAGAGTTGATGTATGCTTTAAGTGCGACTGATACTTGTTCATAACTGTAATTTTCCAACATCATATTCCACACATCTACTGTTTCGGATAAGTTGTTAGGCTTGTAGTTAGGGTAGCAATCACACATAATGCGGATGATTTTAACTGTTTCTTCTCTTGTCAAAAATTATCACCCACCTTTGCTTTAAATGGGTCTACGAAATTATCAATAGGCTTCATTCCTGCTCCTAAAACTGATGGTTGTTCTTCAATTTCTTTTATAATTTCTTGTATCATTGAACAGCTACCACCATAAAAGCTATCAAAATCAGTTTCGTGATACTTTGCGTTTACTTCGTCATAAGTTTCATTAAGTTTTGATAGTAGCTTGTCTGCATCAATCAATTTCATATAATCACCCCTTTACACATTATCCCAGTCAATAGCACCCTTGCTAAAATTCTGATTGCCCTGCTTATTAGAATTATCTTCTTTCAATTCAAACAGTCCTTGCCAACAATGGTCTACTGACTGATTAAGAATTTTAACAGCCAAGTCATTATCCCCGCCCGACAGCTTTTCAAGAGTATTCATAGCCCTGTGTAATGCCTTGTCAGTGCATATAGGTTTTTTAATTCTCTTACGCATTGTCACATACTCATTAAATGCTTCATCAAGTAATTCATCATCTGGGTAATAACTTTTCTTTTTGGATATTACGTTAGTAATATCTTTTTCTGTATTCTTATCTTCTTTAACTTCTTCTGTTCTTTTATTCTTACTTTCTTTTAATATAGAGTTTGTTAATAGAATGTTATCTGTTTGTTGATTGTTTGTTAAGTTGCTTGTTATTTGTTTGTTATCTTGCTTGTTATCCGTTTGATACAAATTGTAGTTAACTACTGTAAATATCGTGAATTTGTTTGTTGCTTTGCTTGTTATTTCGCCTGTTAATTGTAAGTGTTTTAGCGAGGTACGAATTTCCATTACAGACAAATTAGTTTCTTTTGATAATTCAGATATTGAAGAGGGGAAAGACCCTCTTTCAATTATCTTGCCTTTATAATTTCCGTCTTTCCAATAGGCACTTATCAACATATACATAAAAAGTCTGAATGTATTAATATCGCTCCACCATTCCCACTTTAAAATCTTTCTGTCAATTTTAATAAAATTGCCTGCCATAATTACCTCTTCAAGTTCTGCCTATTTCTTACTTCACTAAATCGTTAATGTTAATTCTAAATCCGTTAAATTCCTTGCCTTTACTCTTGATGTAAGCTGTTGTATCAAAGAACATCAAGTTGCCCTCTCTGTCGGTTGCCATACTTACACCATTTCTTGTAAGACTACCTTTTAGCAAATCAAGGAGTATTTGTATTTCCTGCTTTGTTTCGTCTTTCATCATTTACCTCTCCATATTTCTTCATCAAGAATATATTGCCTGATAAATCTATCTGCGTACTGTGGATGTATCATTGACCTTGCTGTTTTCTTATTGTTCGCCCCTGTTTTTGCATAATGTTCTTTTGACATTGTTCTTATTGCGTCCTTGCATTCGATAGCATTATAACTAATTGGCTCAAAAATAAGATTGTTCTGTGGCTCGCAATTCAAAAACCAATATTGTGTAGGCTTTTTAAAGTAATCTCCGCTATCTCTTCTATCTCTGTCAATTATTGCCGGGGAATAACACCAATATCTCCTTAAAAAATGCTCTTCTGAATAAGGATTTTCCATCACCAATTTCAATCCTTTTCTCGTGCAAATAATAAACATTTTGTTTACCAAATCATACATAAGTGAAACTTCTTTAAGCAAATTCATATCAAATTCGAATTTTTCTTCTAAAGACCATTTTTTCTGACTTGCCGACTGTCCTCTGAACCACAGCATTATCTGATTTTCAAACCTTATGCAAGGAAAAAATGCAAATATCAAATCATCAGGGCTTATCTTATCAAATAGACTCGGCTCGCCTTGATACCCCCCTTCAATCTCTTTAAAAAGGTCAATAACATAGTCAGTTTCGTTAAATTCATTCTGAATATCATAGTCATAGGCTTCAATTCCATACTTTTTGAAAGCATTCTTGAATGTGCCTGACTGTTCAAATAAACAATGTACTGTCATCTCAAATCACCAAAAGGAAACCTCGGTTTTATGTCGCGACAACCTATTCCTTTCTTAGATTCTTCTTAGTTTTTCAAAACTTCTTTCATTGCATTAGCCATATCACAGATACCCTTGATATAGTTAAATGCACCTATTATATATCTGTCTGAATTTTCTTCATCAACAACGCCTGTTGTGGCAAGGTTGATTAGCCTTAATGCATTGTGATTTATTGCGTTTTCGTCAATCTTCATTCTTCAACTTCCTTTCTCTTAAAATCCTCACAAGGCACTGTTTTACTGCAAGCATAAATATCTGTTCCAATTAGATTTCTTGCTCTCAAATAGCCAAACTCGCAAATGCTACAAAAGTGACTTCCCTCATTACTTTTACAATCATTAGGTTTATCTTCTTTCATTTCATCAAGTTTTCTATTCATGCAGTCATTATCTTTAGTAAGAGTATCTATTTTGTTCACAAGACGATGATATTCTTTATTACTTAAAATCTTCATTCTGAATCACCTTTTTTCTTTGATTTTTAATCTACAGTTTCATACCTATCTTCGCAAAATTCTCTATCTTCTTCATTAGAATAGGCTCTTTTACACTCCGCACAAAATTCTAAAAATATCTCCATATCTGTGCTATTTTCGTATTTACAGCCTTTGCAATCATTCATTTTGAATCACCCACTTTCACACAATCGCTTCTAAGCATATCTGCCTTGATTAGCTCGTAGATAATATCAAGGTAAGTTCTGTTGTCTCTGTATCTGCAATTAGCGTCTCTATGTATTCTTGGGTCGTTATCACTCCAATCGTTAACGTCAAAATGCACATCACTCACAAAAAGCATTTTTACTCCTCTTGATACGCACAAGTAATAACAGCCATGCTTACCATATTCGCCCTTGCATTTCTTAAATCCGAACTTCTCAAACTCTTTAGCTTTAACTGCCGGTATCAGCATTACTTTCACCCACTTTCAATAAATCCATAAACTTCTCATACTGCTTCTGTGACACCTTATTATTAGCCTTATCCGCTCTCAATTCGATTTTAAGGTGTTTTTCCGCTATATTGGATAATTCCCTTGCAAGGTTCTTTCTGCCTTGTTGTATGCCGTCACGATAACCTTTAGAGGGCTTAAACTCATTTATTTTTTCCTTACCCTCTCCTTGACCGCCTGCTGTCTTGTTGTATCTGCATTGATAACCTTTTTTGGTGTACTCCAAAATCCAGTACTGTTCCCATTTGTCTAGCTCGGATTCTGGATAGTTGATAAAATTAAGTTTCCACCCATAATGGTTGTCATCACTATAAAAGCCTCTCTTTTTAAGAGACAGGTCTATGTGTTGATACCCTACAAGATGCCTGCACATTCTTTGACATATATGCACTGCCTGCCCTATGTAAAAGTACGAAATATTGTTTTCGTCAGTTCTTGTCAAAAAGTATATTCCGCTCCTATCATTCAGCTTTGGATTCAGCTTCAATAGTCGCTTTTTGTTTTCCTGCTCTATTGTATTGGCTCTTGCTATATTCTGATAATTCAACTGTTATCACCTGCCTTTAGCTGTTCCGCAAGCTCTTCTAGCTTAAACATATCATCAGCAAAGATAAGCCCTGCATCTTCAACAGCTTTTGCAAAATCATCAATAGCCTTATTTCTTACATCATCAGCTGTTACAAACTCACAGTTAAAAGTACTGCAAGTTCCTGTAGTATGATGTATACATTTATTGCAATCTCTATCCATTAATTTTACCTGCCTTTACTATCTCCATCGCCCTCATAGGTTGGCTTCTTCGGTATCTGCTTTTCTACCGCCATCCGGCATTCTTCTAAAGTCCCAATCTTACGATATTGGCGTCAATCACTTAATGCTTCAAAATAATTGCTTTTCATATCCTGTAATTCTTCCGGTGTACCAATTTCCCGGTACTGTTGTACTTCTTCAAGTGCCTGTATTGCTAGTTCAGACGCTTCTCTTGATATGTTACTTCCAAATGGCATATCAATATTCTGCTGAAACTCTTTAATTGCTTCATTCTCTGTCATACTCACACCTCTTTAATTAAATGGTAATCCCTCATCAGCCACACCATCTGGAATTGACATAAAGCCGTCTGAATCAGTACTTGGATTGCTTCTACCTATAATTCCGTTATTGTTCTGCTGATTAGCACGACTTTCACAAAATTCATGTCTTTCAACAACGCAATCATTAGTGTAAACTTTCTGTCCGTCCTTGTTGGTATAGTTGCCTGTCTGCCATCTGCCATCAACGATAATCTTAGTTCCCTGGTGAAGATATTTCTCTGCAAACTCTCCATTCTTGCCAAATGCTATGCAATTAATAAAGTCTGCTGCCTGTTCGCCCTCTTTCTTAAAAGCTCTGTCAACAGCTAATGTGTATCTTGCAACTGTCATACTTCCGTTTACTGTCTGTGAATATCTAATCTCCGGCTCTCTAGTCAGCCTGCCACATAAAATTACTCTGTTCATTATTTTTCCTCACTTTCTGCTAACTCAAATCTGTATTTCTGTTCTGCATTAGGATATTTTTCCTTATCAACTTCACTCATAAACATTTCAAGAGGTCTATTCCAGATATGCCCCTCATATTCATAAACAACTGTCAGTTCTTCTGTTTCAGTATGCCTTGATATGCCTATTACTGTTACGATTTTACCTAGCTTGAAATGCTTATATTTCTCACCTTTCTTAGGTAAAGGTCTGTCAAATTCTGTCCTGATATTGTCTTTATTGAAATGCCTTGTGAGTAATGCGAGGTCACAGTTCGGCACATCTTCGCCATCAAGTCTAAAATCTTCTGACAGCTCAACGCGCAATTGCTGAAACTCTCCGTTGTCACTAATGGTTTCTTTCAAAGCTAATGCAAAATTTTTTTCGCTATATGGTACACTGTCTACATCAACATAATAACCACTAAATCTAAATATTCTCGCCATATTATTCCTCACTTTCTTCTGACCAGTCCAATTTCTGACCGCAATCGCTACAGTAGTTTGGTGCATCGTTGTTATCCATTATTCCTGCATCGTGATTAACCTTAATTGTTTTTCCACATTCACAATGAAATTTTGAAAGTGTATCACTAAGGTTGTAATCAAATATTGGTTTCTTAGGTATCTGCTTTTCAAGTGCTTTTTCCGCTAATGCGATAGCTTCATAATTATCTTCCGCAAACTTAATTTCATTTTGCTTATCTTCTAATTCCATAAACAATCTAAGATTTTTTAATCCGTCTATTGCTTTACTAGGTTTCATCTTATATCTCACTTCCTCTATTCCGCTTCTGATTGAAGCCACTCCATACAACTAGCTTCTCCCTCGTATTCCTCGCCGAATGTGTTTTTAAATCCGGCAAGAAATTCTGCTAACTCTTCATCTGACATATTTCTGATTTTGTCAGCGTTAGTCAATCTTCTGTCACACCTGCAACAAGGCTCATTGCCCCTTGAATTGTTGTTATGCTTGCAGTTGCAGGTGTGAACATCATCAACCCCACTTCTTAATTCAGCTAACTTGTTGTAAAAATGCCTGACATATTCATCTGTATAATTGCCATATATCTTTTTAAATTTATTAAATTCATATATAGCATTGTCTTCTGCTAGTTCTCTTATATCTTCTTTACTCATTTTCTCCACCTCTCAATTCTTTCAGTTTTGCTTCAGCTTCTTTCTTAACATTTACAGCGTTATCAGCAATAGCTTCTTTAATAATCAAAGCATTGTATCTTTCAAGGCTGATTGTTATTGTTTTATCCTCACACTCTCTTATATTTCCTAAAATATCTTTGTATTTAGCCATATAATCTCCTTTCTAAAACGGACACTCACTAGGTTTTTTAATCTTTCAAAACAGACATATCATATCCGCTTTCAATAAACTTCAATGTTTTGGCATGATTGCACCTATTTCCAAGATATGTATAAATCTGCTCCATATCTTTCTCCGAAAAATCTGTGCCAAGGTAATCATTTACTCCTGTAAGGATAAAACTGTGAAATTCATCATTTTTTCGCTTTGTTCCGTATGGTTCTGTTTTGTAAGCAGGCCTTGAAAGCCACTCTAAAACCTTGCATTTAACATCTTCCTTGTCGTTACAATCTCTTAAAATAAAATATGTGTTACTTTTGATATGTGCTATAAACTCTCCATTATGGTTAATAACGCTCCTTGGAAAGCAATCCATCAGTTCTTTTATATCATTCCAATTACTTAAAATGGTGGTTCATCTCCTTTCCTTAAAATCCAACTCTTACCCTGTTCTGCAACGTCCACATTCGCCCCATTTACGGCATTTTTCATCTTTGCGATAAAACTATCCTTATCAGCATTTTCACTTGACAAATGGCACATTATGACATTCTGCAAGCTATCTGAATCGTTAGCCTTGACAAAATCGCAAGCGGTATCAATGCTTAAATGACCTCTGAAAACGTGATTAGCTTTCGGATTGTCAGTATCAACTAAATCCTTGTCATAATTCACACCTAGCAGAATGTGGTTTATGTCCTTGAAACGCCACTTAATCAGCTCTGTGTCGGTTATGTAAAGCATTCTCCCCATTTCCTTGTAAGTAATCAGAAATCCGAATATCGGGCAAGGTTCGCCATTTGCGTCTGTGTGTGTCCAGTTTCCGTCTATTGTCGTTAAATCAAAGGGTTTTACTGTAAATCCGCCCATATTCATTGATTTACGGCTATCGCCTAAATATGGGGCAAATATCGGTATTCCCATAGCCTTAAATTCGTTTAATGACTTTGAATGGTCTAGAGGTGGGTGTGACTTATAATCACACCCTTTATCCCCCTTATGTTCCAATCTAATCCTTTCTTAATCTCCTTAATCGGTATTCCGCAATCAAGGATAAGTGTTTCTCCGTTGTCTGCCTGCAACAGATAGCAATTTCCTGCTGATGATGAACCTAAACAAGTTAATTTCATACTTCCACCTCATCATCTTTTGGGAACTGGAAATAATTCCGTGTCATCTTATCAAATTCAGTTTCCGACAAACCTCTTACGAATGAAGCACCTTTTTCAGTATTTATTATGGTTTTAAGAAAAGCGACCTTTTCGTGCTGCTCTCTCAACATTTCCATAGCCTTTAAAGCCTTTTCTTTGTTTGAATACTCTGCAATAATTCCATTGTAGATTTCATATGGCGGTGCTACGCATTCTCTGCAACAAGCAATTTTGTTATCTTTTGTTATTCCAAACACAAATTTCTCATAAGGCAAATCAACATTGCCATTTTGACTAATTATTCTCATATCTACTCCTATTCTGCCTGCATAAATGGTGGCAATGTGCTGTCTGTTTGTTCTTCTGTTACTTCTGTGGCTGTTGTATCAACATCTTCCGTATTCTCTATAAACTCAACAGAATTAGCGTTTTCAGCAATTTCAGCCTGTGCAACTTGATATACCTCGTCCATTTCAACCTGTGCCTGTCGTGCCATTGGGTCATAGTTCTTAGGGTATTTTCTTGTAGCGTTGTTGCACATTTTTCTCTGAATCATACTCTCTGGCGTATCAAGCCAAGCACCGCTTATGAACGGTCTAGCAAGCTCACATTCAAGCATTTCATCTACTGTCTTACATGTTCTTAATGCGTTAAGAATCTCGTCTTTTTTAGCTTTAATTTCTGCTTTCTGCTTTGGGGTAGCCTTATATCTGTCCTCACATACCCCAAAAGTACTGTTTATCATATTCTGCTTAACATGTGCCAATAGATTAACCTTAACACTATCCCTGTCAGCAGAAAGATATGTAACTGTTCCGTCTAATAACTTAACGGGATATACAACTCTTACCGCCTTATCGGATAACCCTTTTTCTTCCCATTCTGGTTCTGTAATTGAAAGCCCTTTATGTTTAGGTGGTATGTACTTGTCACCCTCTTTAATTACCCAATACGGATAAACCTGCTTAACATCTTTTCCGTAGTTAGCAAGTAGGGAATCATAACCGCTACCCTCAATGCCCATTTCAACCTGTTTCTGCCATATATCCTTGCCTGTCTGTGGGTCAGTTCCCACCTTTACATTTCTTAACTGAAAATAGCACTCCCTTGGGTATGCGCTAGCATTGAGTTTAAGACTTGCACAACGCTTTACAATCCCCCTTAAATTGCTTGTATCAAGATTGCTCATATTGGTTTTGGGGTCATTCTTAACAAGATTAAATATGCTTGTCATTGCTTCCATAGCACACTCTTTTGCATAATCATCCATATTCATTCCACAAGCCTTATAATCGTCAATAACAAGACCTGTCATAGCATTACTCCACTCACTCAATGATGTTGTAAATGCTTTCTTCTCTGCCACTGCTGTTGTTTCTGCCATAATTAGTTTTCCTCCACTTCTTTAAATTCGCCATCTACCAGTTTATAGAATGTATCTTCCTTGATACGCTCTCCGTCAACGTATTCGGTCTTAACGCATTTAGGAATCCAAATGCAGAAGCCTTTTTCATCTTCATCATCCGTTCTTACCCATTCAGCAAGTGTTATCCAGCTACCTTTTTTAGCTTTTGCCTGCGACTGATAGCCTGCTGCCATAACAACTGAATGTTTACCCTTGGATGTTATCTTTGCGTAATCTCCACTTGAACCTATCTGTGCGGAATATCCACTTGAACCTATCTTTGCAAAATCTCCGCTTGAACCTATCTTTGCAAAATCTCCACTTGAACCTATCTGTGCGGAATATCCGCTTGAACCTATCTGTGCGGAATATCCACTTGAACCTATCTTTGCAAAATCTCCGCTTGAACCTATCTTTGCAAAATCTCCACTTGAACCTATCTGTGCGGAATATCCGCTTGAACCTATCTGTGCGGAATATCCGCTTGAACCTATCTGTGCGGAATTATTGCCATTGTCATTTTCTATACTATCTTCAATTTCCTCAATCTTCGTTTTCTCCAGAGTAAAATCTACGCAAGCCTTAATAAAACCTTTTAAGCCCAACTTGGCTTTAATGTGAAGCTTATTAGTTGCACATTTGTTTTCTCTTTTAAAAACTTTTCCCAGCGGCTCAACTTCTGCAAATTCTGAAATCTCGCCATTCTCGTTTACAAGAGGGTAATAGTCCAGTACGTCAAATGGATTTTCACAATAATACATAACACCAGCTTCGCATATCTCATTTCCGTTTTCTTCATATGTTGTGTTTTCTTCGTACTGCTTACCTTTACAGGTAAAATCTGGATTAAATGCTTTATATGCCATAATTACCCCTCCACAATCTCTAATTTCTCGCTATCATTGACAATCAGCATAATCAACTGACTATCGACCATTTCAGCAACTTTCTTCTGATTAGTGCTGTCAAGGCTCTCGCTATCGTCTAAGATAATAGGTACTGACATACCGCTAATCTTCTGAATTGAACTGCAAATATCAACTCTGCCTAAAATCCTGTTACCCTTATTAGACATAGTTGTTAAGATACTCTTTCCGTCAACTGTAGGTATGCAAACTGACTTGTAACCGCCAGACTTATTCAGTTCAAACAGCTTCCACCTAACAAGTGAAAAATGACTGTTGATACTGTCAGACAATGTTTCATTCTTTGCTTTGTCCAGCTCATCAAGCAAATCAAGGATTTTTTCAGCATTAGCCTTATTCTGTTCCTGTGTACGCTGTTCTGCCCTTAATTCTTCAAGTCGCTGTTCATCTGCTGCCGTATCAGACTTTGCAATCTGGCTTTCACATTCTGCTAACTGCTGCCTTAAGACTGTTTCATGTGCCTTTAATTCAGCCTTGATACTTGAAATGTCATTAGCCTTGTGCATAGCCTGTTCTTTTTCTGCTATCTGCTGTTCAAGTGCCTTGTATTCCTCTGTGGCTGTCACATCAATTTCCTGTGGAAGTTCGGATAACTGCTTTTCAAGGTCTGCAATGGCTGTATTCAGCATTTCAAGGCTTTCCTTGTGCTGTGGAAGTTCTGACACAAGTTTTGTAAGTGATTCTCTCTCTTTCTTTAATCGTTCACTGTACATATTGCCATTGTCGGTAATTGTCTTTAAGTTATCAGCCTTATGCTTTGCAAAATCAGCTTTTAACTGCTCTTTCTTATCTTCCTTATATTCATTACCGCAATAAGGGCAGATAAGGCTTGAATCATCAAACTTACGCTCGTTTTCTTCTTTCCACTTATCACGCTCTACCTGTAAACAGCCCTTAATATTCTCAATGACCTTTTCTGAACTGACAATACAGCTTTCGGTATCAGCAATAGTCTTTTTTGTCCTCTTAACAAGAAACTTCTTATCAGTAATCTTATCCTCAATCTCTTTCCTAGCCTTGATATTGTCCTCGTTAGCTTTGCGTGATAAATCTCCCTGCTTAAACTTCAAATCAAGAATATCTGAACTAGCCTTGTCATATTCAGTCAACAGTTTGTCATTATCAGTCTGCTTTGCAATGTAATCGGCAATCTGTGCTTTAAGGCTGTTTCTATACAGTTCAAGGTCAGATGTATCAATGTCAGACTTAATCTGAATATCTCTTTCCTTTTCCTTAATCTGTCCGTCAAGGATAGGTAAATCCTTTGTGATTTTAGCCTTAGTAGCCTTATTCATAGCAGACAATTCTTCTGTTGTGTATTTCTCTAAGAGTGGCACTAACTCCGCTAATTCAGCTTTAGAATGTGCTATATCAAGGTCTGTAACATCTCCCACAAGACTGAATAAGTATTCTCTCATTTCAGCCGGCTTCTGATTAAGAAATGCGTTGATGTTACTGCACATCTTAAACACGCTCATATCAATGTCAAGGTATGCGTTGAAGTCCTTTAATGTCTTAGGCACATCATTGACAAAATACTTGTTATCATCCTTGTAACTGCTACCATCCTTGCTATAAGTACGTTTCTGTACTTTCTTCATAGTCACTTCTTTTCCGTCAACATCAAAAGTAAGTTCTCCGTAAGTGTCCATATCATCAACGGATACTCCGTCAACTTCTCTTCTTACAACTGGATTATCCTTTAAGTCTATATCACAGTTAAAAAGCACCCAGGTAATGCAAGAACCTATTGTAGACTTTCCCTCTCCGTTTTCTGCCATAATTTTGGTAATCTTAAAAAAATCAAACTCTGCGTGTACATAGCACATAAAGTTTTCTAAAACTGCTTTTTTTAAAAATATTTTCATAAACAATACCCTTTCCTTATTTATATATTCATAATGAATACATCATCTTCTATTGAGAAGTTATCAACTGTCTTATCCGCAAGATAATGCCGTCTGTCAAGTTCATCAAACGTGCCATCAAATATAACACCCTGAACTGGATGCCATACTTGACAACGTTTTTCATTGTCTGCTGCCATACTAGCTAATTCTGAAACTGTAATATCACTATTCATCAGCATTCTCCTTTTCTTCTATAATCTCAACTCTGCCTACTGATACCTCGTAAGCTACTCTGTTTTCAATTTCATCTTCGCTTATCTTCTTTGTATAAGGTCTTGACTGAAACCTGCCTGTCATTTCTATATGTGTTCCTATTGGCAAATGACCGACAAACTTAGCTGTCCTGCCCCAAGTTATGCAAGGTATATAGTCTGACTTGCCATATGCTCTGTTAACAGCTATGAGAACATTTGTTATTTCTCTTCCAAGTGGTGTTACCCTGTATATAGGTTCTTTGCAAATAAAACCTCTAAGAACTACATCGTTATTAAAAGGTGGCTCTGCCTCGTTTTCATATATCTCTATAATTTCGGTAAAGATTGCTAATATCAGCTTACTTTTTTCACCTATATGCTCGTTGTAGCTTCTTATTCTTCCTGTAATCATTACGCAAGCACCTGCTTTTAATTCGTTCATATCTACAATTCTTTCAGATATAAGGACAGGAAGTGTATCTACTGCTCCGCTAACCCTGTCAATAGAAATCATCATCTTAAAGAATTTTTCTTCAAAAACTTCGTGATTGAAAACTGGTTCTTCTGCAACTAACCCAAAAACTGTAATATTATTATTTCTCTCTTTCATCTTTAGTTCTCCTCTCTCTTTTCTACAAATCCAACAACTTTACCGCCATCAATAACTGTATACATATCCTTTTTCTCGTACATATCAATGCAATCTTGTACTGTTATTACTTTCTCGTTTACCTGTTTCATACTGTTCTTTCCTTTCTTTTGCTTTAATCTTTAATGTTGTAACTACAATACATATAGTTTCTAGTATCATTCCGACAACAACACCCAACATAAACCCCTGTATCATAGCTTATATCTCTCTTTCATTATCATAGGCAGTTCGTAGCAGTCGATATAATCGTGAGTGTCTGCTATGTACTTCTTTTTCAGTCCACTCAAACCACACCCGTATTCGTGCTTTAACTGCCCTAAAATGTCATTTACAACTACTCTTCTTAAGAGTTCACAATGTTTATTTCTTCCTAAGAGGTAACTTGTTCTTCTGCCAATGTGTGCCAGAATTTCAAGTTTTTCTACCTCATTAATCTGCTCTCTTTCGCCTTTTTCAGAAATAATAAATATCAATCTGCTAAAACTCCTTTCTAATTAATAAGCTGAAATATCATTGACACAACAAATAATATTGCTGATAAAATCCATAAATATTCAGCTATCTTGCTGTCTCTCTTAGCTTTCTTGTATGCCGCAATAGAGATTTCCAAGTTGTTTCTTTCTGCAATCAGTTCTTCTACTGATATGCTATACTGTGGCGTTGCCTGTATATCTTCCATAAACTTCTCCTTATTTTAAAAATTGTGATATAATCCTCTTATCTTTTTATAGGAAAGAGGTGAAATATGACTGCCGAAAAATATATATCAGCTTATGCTACCGCTAAAATTTGTGGTTATAATGGCTCATATGATGATTTTAGAAAACTGTACGACCAATACTATTCAGAAATCATCAGTTCAGTGCCCGCTGAAGAACCGCAATTAGCAAAAGCTGAAGCGACTAACAATCCGTTCCGTAACCTGAAGCACTTCTAAATGCTTCGATTACTGGGGAAATGGCGGTAAGTACTTTGATTGATAGCTCAATGTTAGTTTCTTCAAGGCGCTTATCGCCGCTTTTAATATTTCTGTAATCATCCACAATATCCATAGCAATATGCTGTGCAAATTCATCAATGCTTATAAAACGAGAAGCTTCTTTCTCGGCAATTACGCTTTTTCCGTTTTTGTCTGTTATTGTGTATCTTTGTCTTTCCAACTCTTACTCCTTTCTCAAAAACTCATACTTATCTGTGCATTAGCTTCTTTTACCTGTTCAGCAAGTGCCATAGGCAACGCATAATCATCTATAAACTTGTGTACATTATCAATGTACTTTCTTCTTATGCTCTTATATGTTGTTACGCAACCAAACTCACGCTTTAACTGCTTATATATGTCAGAATATACCGAACTGCGAATACTGCCGTTCTTATAAGCTTCACTATCCTTGCCACCAAGTACAATTACGCCTTTTCTATTAACGTGCTGTTTGACCTCATCAATCTCACAGCCGTAAAGAGGTGTGTTATCCTTAAGCTCTGTCATATCTTCTTTGATAGAGTTAACAGCCTGTTCAAGTTCTGTATATCCCTGTGCAAGAAGTTGTATCTGTCCGCCAGTTGTCTTCGGCGCACCATAACTGCCTGTTTTTCTGATTGACGGAAGCACCTCATCCATTACCCAACTTTCAAATTTCTCTGCACTAGGTAATTTTGATTTCATAATAAGTCGGTATAAATCACCCTCATTTATGTATGACATCTGCTGAACACCACTAGATGTAGGGGTGTCACGTTTCGTTACTCCCTTGCAATGGTCGTTCACAGCCTTTCGTGGATTTATATATCCAAGTGCGGTTGCCACATCTGTTGCTACGAAATATGGTTTTCCGTCAATTTCTGTCATTCGGACTTCTCCGAACTCTTCATTACTAAAAATCTGCAATTCCATAAACGTATCCTTTCTTATCTGACCCATTTTTCAACTGGGATTTTTGTTGCTTCTGCGATTTTTTGTACTGTAGTTAACGCTGGTAAAGAATTATTATCTTTCCACCTGCCTACAACTCCGTTACCAAGACCGCATTTTTTTTCAAATGCGTGTATTGACAAATTATTTTCTTCGCAATAAGCGACAACATTTTGATAAAACATAGACTTCTCCTTTCTTTATTTAATAAAGATTTAGAGAAAAGCTTGACAATCTTTAGAGAAAGTTCTAATATATGAATTGTCGAGAAACATATTTTGAGAGCACTTCCCTTTAAGTTTATTTTTTAGGCTTTTCCCTAACCTTTAAACTTATTATATAGAGTGTTCTCTAATTTGTCAACACCTTTTTTAGGTGAAACTCTAAAAAATGGAGGAAAACACAAATGAACACGGTAGAAAGAGTAAAAGACCTATGCAAACAAAGGAAGATTTCAATACATAAATTAGAATTAGAATGTGGTTTTGCTAACGGATATATAGGTCAGTTGCGTAAAGGTACATTGCCAGATGATAGGTTGGGAAAAATTGCCGAATATTTAGGCGTATCAGCCGAATATTTAAGAACTGGCGAAGAAGAGCAGCTTATTTTATCTGAACAAGCTGATTTGTGGATTAAAATTAGAAATGACAAAAGATTATTACACTCATTAAAAACATTTTTCGAGTTAAGTGACGAACAGCAAGAATATGTCCTCGGCTTAATTAATTTATTTAAAGGAGAGTCGTAATAAATGATTGAATCGAAGGATTTTTTAAAGACTATAGTAGAGAAAAGAGATAAAAATGGCAACACTAACTATGCCGACATTGCTAGTTGTCTTGGCATTGATATGATTTCAATGTTGCCATTTATGAGAGAGCTTAGTAATAAAGGTTACATCACCCAAACCCTTGAAGATGTAACTATTACTAAACTTGGACTACTTGCTTATGATGAACTTTAATTAATACTCACGATTTATGAAATTGCGATAAAATCTTTTATTCTTTCAAGTGTACTAGTGCAACATTATGTTGCACTAGTTTTCTTTATATCTGCTATTATTTTATAGATATACTCTAATACTGCATTATCGCTAGTATTTTCTACCATTTCAATAATTTCCTTTTTGTAGTCATTGTTATTCACATTCGCACTTCCCCTCTTTTACTATTGTGACGATGTAATTATTATAGAACACACGTTCTATCATGTCAAGTGTAGCGGCGATATTGCCAACGCCAATCAAACAATATCGCCTGCCAGAACTTGAAAATGTTTAAGGGTCTTTTCTCAAAGACAAGTTTATTATACATTTATTGTTAGTATATTTCAAATACTTTCGGTCGTGTAATTTTGACTTTATTCGACAACTAACTGAAACTTGTCGATAGCATTACCCATAACACCTGCATATCCGTCCATTCCGTTAGATGTTTCATCATCTATCTGCTCTGGATAGAAGTTTCTATTGTTGAATACAGATACCATATACTTAGCATACTTCCAAGGCTCACCCTCTGGTGTATAGTAGATGATTTCTACGGCATCTATCGGTGTTTTCTGGTCGCCTGCAAAGCCGTTGTTGAAATCATTATAATTGAAATCTGTAACATAAGGAAGCCAATCACCGCCCTTTAAGTGAACTCTGTACTTAACTGAACCTCTGCTGACCTTAACAATAAGTGCTGTGATAGCTTTATTGTCGCCTGCACCAGCCCAATCTTCTCTATCCTCTACTTCGCCCCACCACCTATCTGTATAAGCGGCATATGTAGCATATACGTGTTCATCTGTGTTATCCTCTGCATTGTCTTCTTCGCTGTTATCTTCTGTATTATCTTCATCATTATGAAAGCCATAAAATTCTGATAAGTCGCAAACTCCGTCTACACCGTCAATTCTTGCGCTAGAAGTATACTGCCACCCCGCAAGATAATGGTCGATACTGGGTGTCTTATCCGCATTAACATCATCATTTAACTGCATTTCATCATAACCTAAGTAGTAACGTGCAATCCAGAACGGACAATCTAAGTCGCTAGGGTTTGTATAAGGCTTGATGTAGCTACCATAGAATGATAAGCCAGTATATACGCCAAAGTTATATCCTGCACCCTCAATAACCTCTTTATATGCCTTTATAATGTCGATAAGCTCTGAACCTAAGTTCTGCATACATTCATCTTCAACGTCCATCCAGACAGTTACCTTACGTCCGTCAAGCACTTCAAGTACTCTGTTAGCCGCCGCAATAGCTTCTTCTATTGTCGGTGTGTATACATAGTTATATACACCGCAGATATGTACACCTGCTAACTGACAGCCTTTCCAGTTGTTTTCAAACTGCTTATCTGGGTCAAAATCACGTCTGATAACCTTAAGAATAGCGTGAGTAAGTCCCGCCGCCTTAACTCTGTTCCAGTCAACTACACCATTCCACGCTGAAAAATCTCCACACTTAATCATACTAAAATACCTCGCTTTCTACTGTTCCTGTTACATCTGAACTAACTGTGTTATCTTCTGTACTGTATGTTGCCTTGTAAGTGTTTTTAACACCATTAAGGAAGCTCTTAAGTTCGCTGTCTAGTGCTGTATCATTTGCTAAGTATGCCGCAAAATCATTAAAGCTAGCTGACATACTAACTGTGCCGCTTTCACTGATTGTAGCTGACAGATAAGCCACCTGTTTAAGTGTTCCGTCTGAGTTTTGAACAGATAATGTTCCGTTCTTCTGAATTGATGAGTTGATGTCTAACATTGTGTTTTACCTCCTAATTTGTATTAAAAAAGGACACCCGAAGATGTCCTTAATTACTTAATTGCTTTTCTAATTTTTTAATTCGCATATTCTGTGATTGTACAGTTGCAACCAAATCCGCTATTAATTCATCATAACGTAATGCATATCTTGCTGTTAATTCTTTAGTTGTGTTTCCGTCTTCATCCGAAACTTGTATCTCGTAGTTATCGTCATTAACTTTTTTATCTATAAATAACCCCCAATCGCTATCGCCCATTTTTTCTTTAACTTCTTGTGCAATAAAGCCGTGGTGCAATCGGTTGGAAGTACCATCTTTCATCCTAAATTCGCTTGGAATTAAGCTATATATAAAGTCAGCAGTCCGTTCTATTTCTAATGCCTTAATATCTTTTTTTACATTTCTGTCGGAGTCCGAAGCTATTGTACCAATAAAACCGCCCATTGCAGTAATTGAATACTTAGCAATCATAGAACCCATTAAAGAAACTTCTGTCTGTGAGTAAAAATTTTTAGAAGTATCATTATTATAAATTCTAACATTTGTTGCAACTTGCGTATCCGAATTAGGATTGTTGCAATAAAAGTTTGCAATTTGAGGATTACCATCATTGCCTACATTAAGACCTTTAATTGCAAATAGATTACCATAAACACTCAAATCTTGAGTTAGCATATTGCCATTGCCGTAAACAGTCCACAGAGGAGAGAGTTTTTGCGGATTATTCCCTGCTTGAATTCCTTTTTGAATAGAATATATCCAAGTATTATCGCCGGAATTTTGCTGATAAGGTGATATCCACACGCGTCTTAAGTATCCATCATTTGCCAAAGTGTCCGCTTGCAAATATCCTTTGATGTTCCAATCTCCAATTTTTCCGCTTGTTAAATATCCAGTTCCAGTTATAATAGCGTTGCTTGCATACATCAATCCATCTGCTCGAACATACCATTTTTCTTTCCAATTTTCTGATATTGAACTTCCTTCATTTGTTAATGTAGCGAATACCCAGTCCGTTCCTTTTGATGGAGTTGTCATACCTGCCCAATACTTGCTATCTGACGTAGTAGAATTAATAGAATTATTAGCTATATTCCACTGCGCAATCTTTCCATAATTCGCAATTATATTATTACTTGTTATTGTTCCGTCAGCAGTAATGCTAGTGTTCGTACTGCTTAACGTAAACCTGTTACCGCTTAAGTTAAGACCGCCCCTTGCAGTAATATTTATTGTATCTGCAATAGCCTCTATAGCACTCTTAAGCTCACCTGTTGCTGGGTCTTTCTTGATGTATGCTTCAAGGCTTGCAGTAGTAGCATAGCTTTTAAGGCTTTTCTTTGTAGCGTAATTATTAGACACTTCCAGCTTAATGCTATTGCTTTCCTTGGTTATTGCTTGTGTTATAGCGTTATTCATAGCTTCTGTAGTGCTATAGCCTGTAAGAGTATTCTTTGTTACATAGGTTGTGGAAATTTCACTCTTGATACTATTGCTCTCTGCATTAACTGCTTGTGTAATAGCATTATTCATCTGTGTTGTTGTACTGTAATTATCTGTCAGATTTTTCTTTGTCTGTGTCAATTCTGTTGATATGCTATTAAGATTAATCTTAAGGCTAGCGTTCTGATTAAGCATATAAGCTAATTGCGTGTTAGATACCTCTTTCCAATTCCAATTACCCTTATCATCTTTGACCCATCGCCAAGTTTTTTGAGTTGTTTCGTTGTATGCTATTGCACCGTGATGTTTAGCATATTCATCATTGCTAAAAGTCCATACAAGGTTATTACTAGGGTATAAATCATTTGCTGGGTAAATCGGTATGTGCCAGTTCATAGCTGGATAATTATCTTTGTTAGGTGTTTCTGTTACTGTATACACCATAAAATTATCGTTCGTTTGTTGGTATAAGTCAGATAACGTAATTTCGTAGCTATCTAACTTCTGATTAACAGTAGAAAACTTAGTCTGAATGCTTTCAGTATCAACATTGCTAGTCCACCACAGTTTGTTAGTGATAAAATCACTAGCAACTTTCATCATACCGCCCCATTGCGTGTAATCCTTGTCAGCGCCAGTCTTGATAGCTTGCATAATAACATTAAGTGTCTGTCCCTCGTTGTCCAGATAAATTTTATTGCTCTTAAGTGTATGTGTGTTATCGTTATTGATAACATTGAATAGCGTTTCAATATCTAACTTGCTTGCATTGATATTAGCATTATCTTGAACAACATCATCACGAACAACTTTTCTTGTAACGCCTTTTTCAGTAAGTCCTAAGGCATCAAACATAAGATTGCCAGCTTTATCCCAAACATACATATTGTAGTCTGAATTAGCGTCTTTACCTATTTGAACTCTTATTCTGTCAGTATCTTTGATGATAATTGTATTGTCTTGCCAATAAGACATTCCATTTTCGCTATGAACCTTAAATTTGGTGGTATTAAGGTCAAGTGCTGTAATCTTGCTTGCAGCTATGCTGTCAATCATAGCATCCTTAATCTGTGCATTGCCAATAACACTTACGACTGCATTGGCGAATTCTGTTGTTAAACTTTTACCTGTCGCTGAACCAAACATTAAGGTCTTAATGTCTGCTACATCTGCATTTAACACGCCTACCTGTGCATAATCTGCTTGTAACTTAGCGATATTAGCTTCATTAATTGTAGCTTTACTTGCTGTCAAATTAACAATATCTGCTGTAATAGCTTCAATCTTATTAGCCTTTAATTGGTCGATATACGCTTGATGTGCTTTTAAACTCTCAATATTAGCACTAGTTATATCAGCATTTTCGATAACTGCCTTGTTGATTAAGACTAAATCAGCGTAGTATCGTTCCATTTGCTTTGTTATCGGACCGCTAGCAATATTACTGTTTTCTGTGTCAGATTGTCCGATAGATGTAACTGTATCCATTAAGCCGCCGTCACATTCGTGTGTAATCTGCATTATAGGCACTTTGTAATCAACGCCGTCTTTATTAACAGTTATAATGTCGCCTACCTCAAGCCGCCAATCACCTAAAAACTTAACTGTAAGCGGTCTGAACTGAAAACCGCCTATCTTTTTGTAGACTTCATCTAAGACTGCTTGCGTCATAAATGGATTAGCAAAGCTAAGCCCAGTTGCACCACTACCGCTAGTGATTGTGCTAGTTTCCTTATCACCCGACTTTGTATTATTACAAGTCAGTTTTCTTATCGCAAAATCCTTGCTAGTGGTAAAAGTAACCCCTTGCTGATAGTATTGATGTCCGTCAAGCACGTAGCCGCTATCCTTATACCACTTTATTTCAAGGTTTCCGTCAGAATTAATAGCCGCATTGCCACCTTGTAACGTAGCCATATATCCAATCATTTCACGCATTGTATAGCCTTGTGGCTTTTCTGGGATTGTATGTGGAGTTGTTATGCTAGTTGCTAACTGTATGCCTAACTTTGTGCAGATTTCCTCTAAAATAGCCTTATCCGTACTAGGATAAGTTAATTCAGAAAAATAACCTTTTTCAGCTTTGTACATCTTGTCATAAGCTGTGTACTTAGTGTATTCGCCGTTGCTCTCTTCTTTAGTTACAGTAAATATGCCTATCTGCACATACTCAATTCCATTATTACCCTTAACGCCCTCAAAAATAGTTATGTCTTTATTTTCAAGTGTAATTTGTGGCTTAAAAATAGAAAAGGTAACACTGCTACTGCAAGTGTTACCTATGGAAATGCTATTGTTTGGATTGATTATATTGCTGTACTTAAACTCATTAAGTGTCTGATTGTATTCTTTTCCGTCAACTAAATATTTACTGTAATATCTTGCATACAGTAAGTTGAAGTTCGCACCCCAATTGATATTTTTCATATATTGGATTGCCCCTTTCTGCTGATTAATCGTTAATCATAAAGCTAAGTGCAATAATCTGTGCTGGCTCAATAGCTTCACAGCTATCAAATGCACTTATGTTAACTTTCGTGCATTCAAGCACTTCTATTTCCTGTTCTCCTAGTTCGTCAAGCTCTGATTTTGTTTTATTACTATCCCCTTTATTTTCTTTGCGTATCTTTTCTATCGTTTCTACAACTGCTTTAAAGTGCGGTTCTAATGCCTTAATGTTAGACATAATGATAATTGCTAACTTACCACTCATTTTAAGCTGTGCTACGTTTCTTAATGCTTCATAATGTGCTAAGACTTCATTTCCTGTTATTTTCATAGTTAATCTCCTTATTTCTGAATTAAACTTAATTTTGCTCCGACTATAAGTCCGTCCTCATTTTTAGCTCTTGTGAGATACGGATATGTCACATCTCCTGTGTATATTGTCATTTCTTTTTGTTGACCGCCTAAAAATAGGACTTGTGCTGTTGGGAATGGGTTATTTTCATCACTAATCACATTATCAAGCAATAACGCCTGTTCTCCTGTTAATGGCGGTAATTGAAGCTCTACTTTGTCTTTAATAGCCACAATTGTTCCTACCATTTCACCATAATCATTTCTGCCTGTGTTTTTAGACCATATCTTATTTCTGCTGTACGTGTAGCCGTTGTAAGCTACTGGGAATGTCACTCCCTCGATAATTACAGCACTTATCATTCAATCGCCCCTTTCTGCCTAAAAAATAGGTAACAAAAAAGGGAGCGTACCTTTTCTGATACGTTCCCTTAGTTTTATATATTTATATTTTTAAGTTGCCCCTACTGCTAACATTTTATTTCAATACTTATTTTGAATTTTTATTCATTAAGTTAATTAAACAACAAGTTCTTTGTGTAGTTATCCATATTTTTAATAATATTATGAGAATTTTATTACTGACATTTTTCCCTTTATTAATTTTATATATTACTTATCTTCAACTCCACCCACAAGGGGGGCGGAGATTGTCGATTCGCTATGCTGCGATTACAAAGCGAGGGCGCACAGAGAACCCAGAATGTCCAGCATCGTAGTAGTTGGAATTCCCATTGCTGCTGCAAATGCAGAAACTAGACGCAGTGGCTACATCCTTGAGCCAATACGCATGCGCACTTCTATTATTTATAGCTGATTTACTATTAGCGAACAATTCCAGCTGATGATTTGCATTTCCAGTATCATATCCAGAAGAAGACAATGCGATAGAGCCATAAACTTCAATTTCAGACATTAAAATAGCTTGAACATTTATCCATTCCCAACTGTTGGAACAACCACTGGTTGTTCCAACTCTGTTGTAACCAGTTGCATCGACACCCTTTGAAACCAATTCTTTAGTCATTTTTAAATGTGAGCCAAATTCTGCATATAACTGCTGATTGATTGTTGCGCCACTGGCAGTAGAGCCTGCTGTTACTACGCTACCGAGCATTGCTCTATTCATCGCGCTTCCTTTATATCCACCGGCAGTTGTGTTACTTGCATTCATTGCAGAACTGCCAAAATGTTGAATACCACCAAATCCTTGCCCCGGCACCATAACAAGGTGATGATAATTAATATTAATACTATCTCCATTGTGCATTAATCCATCTATACTTGCGATAGTGACGTATTGAGAACCAGTTACTTGATTAGCACTATCTGGATTTTTTGTTGAAATTGGACGTGACATTTTGATATAGTCGCCAACGTATATATCTTGAAAAAGTGTGTAGCCGTCAGTTCCGTTAAGACGTTTCCATAGCGACCCATCTGTGTAGTAAGTTGTTATGTCTTTAGGAACTATTCGTGGGATGTTGTGGGTAATATTACTATTTAGTTCACTTATGCTACTCTCCTATGCTCCATTTTTATGTTGTCATCGTCCAAATTGCAATATATCATTGTAGTATTAAGGCTCTTATGTCCTAATATCTTCTGCACATATTGTACTTGCATCCCCTTATTGATAGCGTTTGTAGCGAATGTCCTTCGGAAACGATGTGGATGCACCTTATCAATGCCAGCTCTTTTCCCTATTTTCCTTAATAAAGTTTCTATATTTCCTTTAGTCATTCCATAGTGATTCCGATTAGTAAATAACGAAGTGCTCTCTTCGTTCCTGGTTGTTAAATACAAGTTAAGATAAAATATACACTTATCCGTCATATATACTTTACGTTCCTTATTGCCTTTTCCATATACAACACACTCCTTCTTATTAAAATCTATGTCTTGTATATGTAGTCTTGATACTTCTGTAACTCTGCATCCAGTACTTAACAGAAATTCTATTAAGGCTTTCTCTTTAGCTGTATTCGCTGTTTCTCTTAGCTGTTCAATCTCTAAATCTGAAAAAGCCTTTTTAATTTTCTGTTCTACTTTAATCCCTTTAATTCGCAGCATAGGATTCTTATCTACATATTCTTCTACCGCAAGCCAACTGAAAAATGCAGATAGTCCTCTGCGTTGGTTATCAAGCGTGGACTTCTGCACTTTTCTATCTGTAAGATACCTTGCTAAGTAATATCTTATATCACATGTTAGTATCTTTTTGACCGGCTTACCTATAACTTTTAAAAAGTTACATATAATACGATAATACTGATCTATTGTCTTTTCGGATTTGCCCTCCAATCTCAAAGATGCTATATAATTCTTTACAATTTTCATGTTAGAGTCATCGTATATTGCCAATTCTGTCTGTTTACTCTCAACATTATACTTGTGCAGAATAAGCGTAAATGCCATATCCAGCCTGTTACTCGCCTCCTCGCCTAACAATCTCATTACTACTCTTAATAACTCCTGCCTTAACTGCTCTTCCATGTTTACCTCCAGTGTTTTTTATGTATATCGACAACAACCGATAAGTAAGCTAAATAGTAATATAAACAATTATGGTGGAGTAATTAAAAATGGTAGTATTGATTTTGAAAGTCAGTATTTTGAACAAGGTAAGGCTATTTATTTTCATGTCATTGCAACTGCAACACCATCAGATATAGTTGGGTTTCCTATTGGAGTTTATGGATATGGAGTACTTATTACTTTTAAAAGTAATATGAATTGGGAAAGTTGTCAAATATATATACCACATTGTTCAACTGACCTTGATGATAGAAGGTCTTTATATATTAGAACATTAGGCGATATTAATAGCACTTGGAGAAAACTCAGTACAACCATAATTAATAGCTACAATTAAATTGCCCTCCAATTTGTCCAATTGCCCCCTCCTTCAACATAAGGTGCATTTCTTATTGCAATTTTATTTGAACCGAAACTAACAGCAATCTGTATACCATAACGAGGTTTTTGATTAACTATATTAGAAAAACCAATTAACAAAAATGAATTACCACCTATTAATGAGGCAGATGTTGGTAATGTTCCTTGCAAAGTATTTGTTTGACATCGTAATATATAGCCTTTGTCATTATTGATTGTGTCTATATTTAATGTTTTTGCTGTAGTTGCGCCATAAAGGCTATTAAGTTCAACTTGACCTATATTACTATTTAGCTCACTTATCATACTATTGTTATTCTTAATGCCGTCTTCCATATGATTAAGTCTGTCTGGACTTAATGGAGTACCGCCACTAGTGCCAGCTTTCCACACTTGCTTTACATATTGAATAAAATTCATAGTAAAACCTCACTTTCTAAGCACACAAAAAGGACACCTCACAATCAAGTGAAATGTCCTTGTCATTTTGCTATTTATTTGTTATTATTGACGTGAGCAACTTATATGTACTCATATGTGCTAATCAGAACAGGTCTACCCAACTTGTTCTGATTTTTTTATTCTACTTTTAATGTCAGCTTCATAAGTTTCTTACTTGAACCCCAAGCTGTCACTTCTAAATTAACGTCACTCTTATCTTCTAGTATGTATATCCTAGCAACTGTAATATTCGCACCTGTCTGCAACTCTCTTGCCGCATTGTTATATTCGTCAACATCAAAACTAGCTAACGGATAGTCAAGTTCCTTGCCGTTCTGAAAGCAAGTGACATTATAGTTGTAAATAAATGCTTCATTGTCTTTTGAGTTATTTGTAAAGTCAAAATAGACAACAACAACTTCCCTATCATTGCTATCTGTAATTACTTCGTGTTTGAGGTATTTAAGTGTTGTATCATCATTCGTTGCTATGTCTGTATCTTGCTGTGTTGTACCAGCTTGTTTCGTAGCATTGGCATTGTTACTACTGTTACCACTTCCGTTGCTAAAAGCAACTATCAGAAATAGTACAAAAGATACTATTGCAAAGTAAGAGCCTAAGTGTCTTTGTGACTTGTCGCCTTTACTTTTGATTAAATCCACAATAGCCAATATAAAGCCTATTGGGATTGTGAATATAAATAGTGCTGTAATTGCCGCCGCTATGCTTAGCTTACTGTCTTTTTTCTTTGCTTTCTTTTCTGCCATATTGTGTTACCCCTTTGCTTTTATTTTATAGCAAAAGAATAACACAATACGCAAATCTTATCAATATGGAAAAGCCGCTTGCCCTGTCATATTAGTGTAGTTATTAGCTTTATCCTGTACCATTGTAAACAATTTATCAGCGTCACCCTGTAATGTTATATTTACATTGTTGTTAGCTTCTGACATAGCCGCTACAACTGCATTGTAAACCGCTGGATAAACTGCATTAGCAATACCTGTCGTAATTTCCTGTTGATTGGCTACTGCTGTTCTTCCGTCCATAGTACCAACCATTTCGGGTGCAACTTCATTAGCAACGAACAACTGTCCTTTGTTTGGGAAGCCACCATTAGCATAAAAATCAACATTAATATGAGGCACTTCTGGAGGCATAAGATTAAATTCGCCCTCAATGCTAAAATGTGGCATTTTAATATGAGGAAATCTAAGCGATAAGTCGCCCCACCAGTCTTTTAAATCATACCACAAGTCACGTATATAGCTAAAGAAATCTTCTATCGCAACTGATATTCTGTGAAGTTCTGGTTTGCTATCCCACCAATTAAGCACACTATACCACGCATTTTGTAGTCCTTGCATTATTCCGTTTGCCATATCGCGCCATTTATCTGCCGTAAACCAAGGCGAAACATGATTATTCCACCAACCTACGATAGCTGTATTGCCCCACCAATTAGAAAAACTATTCCAACTGTTAGATAAGCTATCCTTAATGTTTTCACCTAAGTTGCCCCATCTTTCTTTAGTAAAATATGGTAAGACATTATCATTCCACCAGTTATATATGCCTGTGCCACTCCACCAATTATTGAACGAAGTCCAACTATCAGTTAAGCTACCCTTTGCGTTATCTCCAAGAGATTGCCATTTTGCTTTTGTAAAATAAGGTGCTACGCTATTGTTCCACCAACCTACGATAGCTGTATTGCCCCACCAATTAGAAAAACTATTCCAAGCATTGCTTAATGAAGTTTTAGCATTGTCGCCTAATTCTCCCCATTTTGCCTTAGTAAACCAAGGCGCAACGCTTGTAGTCCACCAATTTGCTATATCATCTTTATGCCCAAATGTGATTGTTTCTATCACTCCGTCAATAAAGCTAGGTAAATCTTCAAATGGTGCTTTTATAAGATATGCTAATTGGTCGAACATTGACATATCTATTTTCTCGCATGTTAATTTTTCGTTGAGCCAATTACCTAAATTAAATCCAGCAATAGCAGCTACTATTCCGCCTACTATTCCTGCACCTATAGTTAAGCCTATTTCTGTTGCTGTTCCTGCTCCTATAATAGTACCTATATCTGTTGTAAGTAATCCACCTATTCCTGATATTATACTGCCTGTTCCTAATGATTTTAAAGCACCTTTAATACTTGTTCCTATTACTGTAACAAGTTTCTTTTTTAAAACACTTCCTAAGCCTGTAAATTTCAATGCCGCTATAGCCGTTATTAAGGTTGTTTCAATTGGCGCTGCCGTAAATGAACCACTCCATAATTCAATAGCTGCCTTAATGGCTTGCCATAACACATTGCCAAGGCTTGAAAATATTTCAAGCCAATTAAGTCCAGCTAAATACTCTCCTATATTATGTCCAATTGTATACCAAGGAACATCATCTATAGCCTTTGCAAACCAATTAAAAATTCCTGCCACAAGGTTAGATGTATCTTGCCCTGCTGCATAAAAATCCCCGATTGCAAAGTCTTTAAATATCTTCCTAACAGGTTCAAGTGCTTTCTCTATCTTATCAGCCCACGCAATAGCCGAATTTTCCATATTGGCAAATGCTTTATTCCAAGCCGCTTCATAATCAGCCGCCGCCTTAGTAATATCATCTGTTAAGTCAATACTGCTACCGCCGCCACCGCTTGAACCCTTACTTGAGCTTGTATCGTCCTGTAATTTATTTATTTCGTCAAATCCCATAAGGGATAATGTAGCTTTCTTAGCTGAATCCGCTACATTTTGGTATCCGTCTGAAATATCTTCCAGTCCGTCAGAAGTATCTTTGTAACCGCTTTGTCCGAAGCTCTCAAAGTCAATCTTAACTCCCATAAGGCTTGCAAGGTTCACTAGAAGTCGCTTAATTGCAATAGTAACGCCGTTTACAACCGGCATAACCTTTGAAAGAATTGGGATAAACAGCTGTCCTGCTACCATTCCGACTTCTTTCATATTGTTGCTGAACTGGCGTAGCATGTTACTTGGCGAGTTGATTGTATTGGCTAAATCCCCCCACGATACTTTTGATTGGTCTAGTATAGCCAATACTCTTAATTGCTGTTTTTCCATCTGTGTCATTTCTGATACAGACTTAGAAATGCCTAAGTTATAAGCGTATGTTGCCAATGTAGCATTGGTAATATCAATACCATACTTATACAATGCCCTTGATTGACCGATTAAGCCGCTTTGTAAGTTCTGTGCTACTGTTGAATAGTCCACATTAAAAAGCGAACTTATATCGCCTGCAAGCATTGTCATTGACTTTGTTATAGCCGTTGTTGCTTCGCCAGTCTGCCCTAATGAATTAGTAACAGAAGCTAACTGCGAAGCGTACTGTGTTATCTCTTGTATGTTAAGTCCTAAGTTCTTTGCTCCGCTTTCTTCAAGTAAGCCACCTTGAACATTAACTTTTAGTCCAGATAACTTTCCAAGAGTATCATTTACTCTGTTCTGAAAGCTTTCAGCGTATGCCGTAGCGTTATCATATCCGTACTTTTCATAATCCTTATCCCATTCTGAACCGATTTTACCAAATGCAACTGCTTGATAGTTAAACGCTTCAATGTAATCTGTTGTTGATTTTATAGCTTCTATAAGTTTCTTACTGCCACGAATTACCATAAAATAAGTGGCATAAAACTTACCTATCGCACTTGCTAAGCTCCAACTGCTTTTAGTTGCTGTTCTAGCACTTGTAGAAACGCCATACAGCGACTTTTGAAGTGAGTTTGAAGAAGTCCCCACCTTGCTACCTTGACTAGCAAGATTAGCCAATGCATTAGTCATAGCAATAACATTACTACTTACATTAGGTGCTCTTGATAATGTGGTCATTAAGCCATTCAGTGCATTACCCAGTTTGGGGATATTCACTGTGGCATTTTCAATACTTTTACCACCTAGCTTACCTAATGATTTTGCAAATTCTGTAACCTGTGCTGCGTTCTGCGGTATGGCTGATACGCTTGCAACCGCTTTTGTGACAGCTTCAAGTGATGTAGCTGTGTTAGCAAGTGTGGCTGAATCAACAGAACCTATCTTTGTGATATTCTTGGCAAGTCTTGTAAAATCTGCTGTTCCTGCGTTCATATTCTGCATAGCAGAACCTAACTGACTAACGCCGTTTGCCAGGTTGCTTAATGATGAGTCATTAACAGTCGCAAGTGATGTAGATAGCCTTGTAAGCTGATTTATCAGTTTATCAACAGAATTAATAGCTTTAGTGGCAGTACCGGTAATTTTGACTTCTAAACTGTCTAATTCCACGCTTTATACCTCCGGCTTATCATTTTTAGGGTGTGCCAAATCCCAGTTTGCTTTGCGTATTTTCATATTCAAGACAAACTCTTCTCTCTTTCTTTGTATTTCGTCTTCGGTATTTTCTTTTTTGCTAATATCGCTGTAAATAGGCTTGTTTGGGTATTCAAGTTCGCCCTTGCCCCAAGCACCGCTTCTAACACCAATCTTGATTGCCGGAAGTATGTAACTGCCTACTGCAAGCCATATATCTGAATCTATCCGTTGCCTTTCAAGTTTCTTGCCCTCTACAACAGCCCATAGTTTTTTAGGCGTCATCTTTAAGAAATCCGAATAACTAACGCCTAGTGAACTGGCTAAGACAAAGTATTCTTCCCAGATTATTTTGTGGAAGTCTGCTTTTTCTTGTGGTCTTGTGGAACTACTGTCGGTTTCTTCTGCTCCTGCGTTGCTTCTTCCACATTGTTCGCCATTTCCTCTAACATCGCTGTTATTCCCGACAGCTCGAAAAAACCATCATCTTCCATCGCTTTCTTGATTTCTTCAAATAACGCTCTATATCCGTAACTCTTATCTGTCTTTCTCTTTTCTGTAATATATGCTCTAGTGAGTCCCTTTGCTTCATCCATTGTTACATGGTTATTATCAATACAACCTGCATAAATGGCTAATATGCAAATCTCTGGCACATCTGCTGTCATATTTGCTAATCCGTCAAAAGAAGCCTGTGCGACGCTTTTATCCGTCTGTGCAAGTAAGTAAGAGCCATTTACTACGCTAAACATCTTCTGTACTATCTCTTTGCATTCTGCCGCACCAAAAGAGAACTCAACTTTGTATTCTTTTCCATTTACATTAATATTCATCATAATTTTTACCCTTTCCCACCCTATCGTCCATATAGGGAAAGGTGCGGATTTTACACCGCACCTACCTTTTAAATTGATTATTCTGTTACATCATCAAGATATGATGTGTAGTCGGCTGTTTTGGCGTTTGTGCCACCAATCGACACAGCCTTTGATTTAGTCGATTGGCTTATCATTCCCCCGATGTTGGGGTTACTGCTGTATCTGTTCCTACCATATCCTCAATAATAAGGTTGATAGCCATTGTAAGAAGTGAATTTTGCTCCTTGCCTGTAATTGGTAACTTTGAAGGTGGCTGTGCAACAAAGAACTCCGCGTCTGTAATGCCCGGTGTGATTTCCTGAAACCACATTCTCTTACCATCAGTTAAGCCATTGTAAGTAGAAATAACTGTTTTCCACTCTTCAATTGTTGCATCTGTCTTATTTACAGTAACCGCAACTGTATCTGTAACTGTATCTCTGCCTGCAATGTTTCTTGTCTGCTTATCTTCAAGTGCCGAAGCGTCTATTGCTTCCGGTGTTACTGTAATCTCGTCAATAGAGTTAATTCTTGTAAGCAACTTAAATGATGTTGGCTTCGTGCCTGCTGTTGTTTCAACTCCATAAGAGAAAGTAACGCCCAGTGAACTTAATCCTGCTACTTCATCTGCCATTGTCTACCTCCTAAAAATTTGCAAAAAAATAAGAGCATTTCGCTCTTTGTTACATTAATCTATCATTTGCCGCTATCATTCTTCTGAATCTAGCGGTACTCTTATGTACTTTATTACTGATTGAGAACTCTGGCATTGCATTGCCTTGAAATCTCATTGCCTTGAATGTATCTGTAATTACTGCCATAACCTTTCGGCAGTCAGACTTGCTTGTGTTAGTGGTAACATCTACTTGAAATGTTGCTAACAATGCGTTAATTGTCTGTCCGTCAAGTGTTTGTCCTTGTTCAACTGCTGGCAATAAATGAATGTATACTGTTGGGAATATTGCTTGACCGCTGTTTTCCCCCTCATTGGTTATGACTATCTTTGGATATGTTTTTTTAAGCTGTGTTAGGGTTTTAGCCTTGACAAGTGCTGTGACTGTATTTTCAAGGTCTATCGCCCAATCGTTTGCATTTGCCATTAACTAAACACCCTCCTTGCTACCTCAACATATTTCTGTATAATTTCCATATCAGCCTTATAAACAGGCATTTGTGCTTCTACGCCGTGTGTAAGAACTAAGGTTCCGTCATCGTCATAGTAACCCCACACTTTTTGTACGCCGTGATGTTCGCCGTATGAGCCTATAACCATACCATTAACAACGCCTTTGTCATGTGAGCTACTTCCAGCCGCTCCATTGTAGAATACACCAGCTCCGAACTCTATAAACATAAGTTCTTTGCCCTCTACAATTAATTTTGCTTCAACATATTCTCCTGCGGATTTTATTTCAACATAACTGTGATGGCTTGTATCTGAACCGCTACGAACGCCTTTCTCATCATATGTATAACTTGCTTTTGCCATATTTTCATCAATGACAGGTATTCCAACTTCTGCAAGTTCTTTGACAAGCTGTGAAGTTTTTTTGATAAGCCAGTTCTTATACTGTTGTAGCTGTCTTATTGCCCCTTGTATTGAGCTTTCCGATAAAGATACATTAATTGTATGTTTAGCCATAATTGCACCACCTTAAAGCAATTTTAATTCTGCAAATACTCTGAATATTTTAGGTGATTGGATAGCAAACCAATCAATTGTTGTTTCATCGTGTCCAAACTGTTCGATATGTTGCCAATTACACTGTAAACCGCTCTCAGACATAAACGCGTGAATAATTTCGTGTCTTAGCTGTTTTTTCTGTAAATATTTGAAATCTCCAACTTTATTTTCGTTATCCGAACGAATGACTATTAATTTTTGTGTGTTATCACAAAATCCGTCAATATCTTCGTCATTTAGTTCTTTGAACTTCACAACATATTCAGTTCCTAAAACATCAATCTTTATATCTTCCATAGTCACCTACTTTACAACCGCTTTAAGCATATACTTAGTTGAATATAATGCCGGCTTAATGCCTACAATCGTGAAATCCGCCGATGTTTCATCAACAAGGCTGTCAGATGTGTATGTAGGCTTGCTATCAAGCCAGATAAGGTCGCCTTTTTGAACAGGCAACATATTCCTATCTGTCAGTAAAATAGCGTCAAAATCAGCGGTATCAAAGCCGTATTCTTTACTCTGCGCTTCTCCACCGCTGAATGATATGTTTGCTTTGAAATCAACCGGCTCTAAAAAACCTGTTTTTTCTTCAAGAACTTTGGGTATCTTATTTCCCTCATCATCAAGATAAGGAATGAAGTTACCCTCTGTGTCGGTATAACCCTCATAAAGGATATTGCCCTCATCATCTCTTTCATAGATAGTTACTGTCTGTCCTTGAAGTGAATACTTCATAGCCTGCTTATTAATGTCAAGCATTGTTCTTTACCTGCTTATAAATCTGATTAACACCTGTGCTTGATAATCCGGACACAATTCCTACTGCGATTGCATTAAGAATATCATTTGCCGGAAAGTCAGGTATTACATACATACCTATAATGCCTAAGATACCGCCTGCAACGCCTACGATTATAGGAATGTAATTATCCTTAATGTGTGGGATTGCTTTGGCTCCTAAGCCTATCAGATATGTAATTACAACGATTGCTACAACTGTTGTTACCGATGTTATATCCATTCTGCTATACCTCCTTATCTTCATTAAGTCGTGCTTCCAATCCGTCTATTCGGTGGTGTGCCGACTTTACACTTTCCTCAACCTTAATAATCCTGTTATCATGAGAATTAAGTTCTTTTCTCATTTCTATAACTTCATTTTTTATTTCTGTTGTGTTGCCTGATATTGTGTCAAGTTTCATATTTATGCGTGTATTTTCCTTTACACGCTCTGTAAGTTCTTCATTGTCAGACTTTTTGTTGTTCTTAAGATTAAATCCCAACGTAAACAGTCCGAAAAAGACGGAAAAAGCAACTGAAATAATGCTTATAATTACTGCTATTGGCATTGATATACCGCCTTTCATAATTAATAATGGCACACCGCCCACCACCCTTAATGTGTGCCGCCTGCTACCATATTGTCGACATCAGCAACATGGTAACGCACAATCTTCTATAAAACCTTAGCAAAAGGGAATACCCCGACAAATAAACCGTCTCTGTCTCTCCAAGTTCTGTTGACACCATTTTCATTGTAGCTTGCCATAAATGCTTCACCTGCTTGTGAATGGTCGTAGACAGCCAGATTAACGATAACGGTCTCAAATTTCTTCAAGTCCTCGGTTATCATTTTGTCTGTGTAGCTGTCAGGGTAATTTCTTCTTGCCTTTACATCTTCTGTAGCCTGTTTAATAAGCTGTTCGATTATCGGATTATCTTCTTTGTTATCGAACACTACCACATCAGATGTTGTTTCATCATCATTCGTGACTGTATCAATATGAAATTGTTTAAGTCTGATTTTGACTTGCTCCAATGCGGTGTATTCCATAATTTCAGCTCCTATAATCCTAATTTCTCAATTAACAACTTCTTTAACTCTGCTCCTGTAAGTTCTTCTGCGTTGCTTATACCTTGTTCTGCGGCCAAAGCCTGCAAATCAGATGTAGACATGCGATTAATGGTTGTCTTGCTATAATCAAAAGAAGCCCCAGAATTGTTATTTTCTGGAACTTCTTCGCCTGCGTTATACCATTTTCCGTTATGAATCACTATATATGGATATATCATAAGTTGCACCCCCTACTCTTCGCTATGAACCTCATATACGAATGTGCTATCCATATTTTCATATGATGGAAGAACAACTTCGGAAGCAAATGTTGACATCTTCAGGGGTGGTCCGTACTCTGTCTTTGTAGCAACTGTAATACCTGTACCGTATACTGTTACATCTACATCAGCTACCTGTCTTGCTGTTCTTTCTTCCGGTGTAGTTCCGAACCAAGTATTACCAAGACTACCTTCTGGAAGAAGTGTAACCTTGTTATCTGGGTAGAAGTACTGCTCCTTGCCATCATCGTCAATATACATCTTATCGTAAAGCACGATAGTAAGCTTTGTTCTCTTCTGTACTACTGAAATAACAGTATCATCATCGACCTCGATAGTTGCTGTGAGGTTCTGTGCAAGGATTGAGTTTCTTATCTGCGCATTATCAAGCAAATACTGGAATGTATTGCTGTTCATAAGTGCGTATCTGGCAATCTTGCCCTGCTTCTGTAACTTCTTTCTTGCGTTGTTAAGGTCTGTAAGTGGCTTTGAATTAGCTGTATCACTCCACATACTTGTGCCAGAAAGTTTTGCGTAATGGTCTTTTGCGTATGAGCCGTCTTTGTCGTAATCATAAGCATACTGAACGCCGTCACTCACGATAGCAATTACTGGATGTCCTGCATTTGTTGCAAGAAGTGACATTCTCATTCTTTCTGGTACAACTTCTGCACCGCTTACAAGGTTGTTAGTATCGTCATATACGCTTGATAAAGCACTTGCAAGGTAAGGGTCGTCTGCTGACTGAATACGCTCGATTTCAAGCATTTCCTCTTCACCGACTGTCATTCCCTCGCGGAAAAATGCCATCTGTGTTTTTTCCTTGCTTAATCCCTCTCTAGCTCTAAGTGTTGGAATTGTGTCAAAGTTAGATGGTGCAAGTGAAACCGGAAGTCCTTTATGTGTCTTAATCCAGCTTAAATCAAGCCCCTGTTTCTTTCTTTCTGGAAACCACTGTAAGCCAAGATGAGGTATCTGATTACTAGCGTTTTCTGTTGCTGATAATGCAATAGACTTACTGTCTAATACTTCATTAATTAACATCTATTTACCTCCTATTATTATTCAAATACAATCATTGGAAGAGCTGTCTTAACTGTTTCATCATATGTAACGCCTGAGTGTGTTTCTGCTACCTTTGTGTTAAGATATGCTTTCTTAAGCAGTACTCCCTGCGGTCTGTCCTCTGTTACATCAAACCTTAAAATGCCTACTACTGTGGCTGTATTGTCAGCCTTGCCGGTTGTTCCGATTGGTGTACCTGCTTTGACAATCTTCTTGCCCTGTGCGTTTGTAGTTGTTACACCATCAAAATCAAGTGTTAATGGGATTGCTTCGTTAGGCTCTCTCTTTAAAATCTGAACATCTCCTGCGTATGAAGTCTTTTCATACTGCATATTCATTTCCTTTGCCATTTCTTACCTCCTGTTATTACTGAATGTAATGTGATAAAACATCATTGTTCTTAGGTGCATTAGATATAAGGCTTTCTGCTATCTTTTCAGCATTTGTCTTATTGTCTGCACCACCTTTATTACTGCCACCGCCCGGAATATCCTGATGTTTAGCAATCTCCTGTTCCTTAGCCTGTGCCGCAGCTGTTTCTTTCTCGGACATAATCTTGCCAAGTTCGGTGTAATCAAGGCTTCCATCATCTTTAACAACTGTCTTTGCCTGTTCAGCAGTAATCTTAAAATTAGTCATAGCTGCTTCCCTCTGGTCCCTGATAGCATTAGATTTCTGCAATTCTGCTATCTGCTGATTAGCTGTGTCTAATGCCTTATTTGCCTTTTCAAGCTCTGTCAGATTGCCAGCCTGTATTTCATCAAGCTGTTTCTGTAAGTCGTCTGCTGTGTCAGCCTTAGCCTTGTACTGCTTTGCCTTGTTTTTCTCCGTAGCAACTTCTGAATTGTTCTGATTAAGAAGATTTGTAATCTGTTCATCTGTTGCTTCTGGGAAAAGTTTTAATACATCTTCTCTTGTCATAATTACCTCCGTTAAACACACGCTTTTGTTACCGCAGGTCGCTCCTGCTGTGTCTTCTGCTATTTACCGCATAGCTGCAAAATGTATAAAATAAAAGCAGCTACCGATTATTCGATAACTGCCTTATTTTGCTGATTATTATTAAGTTGATTATTTTCTGACTGTTTTTTCATTTCTTCGTTTACCATATCTATTGTTTTATATAAAACATCAAAATATGGTTGTGACTGTAAAGATACTTTTTCCGCATCCCCCCATAATCCACACGTTGCAACCGCTATTCTTGGATTTATTCCTGCTTGTAGCATTTGTGCAAGTGCTTGCGTCTTTGTATAGAGATTATCTAACGGACTATGATTAATTTGTACGTCAAAATCTCTTGGCGATAGTTTTAAATTATTTCCTGCTAATCGCAATACATTCAAAGTTACTATCGCAAGCCTTTTCTCTGCGGATTTTACAATAGGGTCTTTTTGCTTTGCTCTGGTTTTTGAAAAATCCCATCCAGCTCTCAAAGATACCGCCCCCTGTGTATCGCCGCCAGAGTTTTGTGATTCTCTATTTGGTATCGCTAGGATAGCTTGAAGATTATCGAGCAAATCATCTTTAGCAACTTGGCATTGTGTCTGATTAAGCTCCTGTGTCATAATCTCAACGTCTGACTTGTTGTCTTTATTGATAGATTTAACTGTAAGGGCGTGGTTCATTTTCATTTTTTCAAATGTCTCTTCATCCACTTCGCAATTTACAAACTTAACCCAATACTCAACAAACTGCTGTATACTATCCATTCTGTTAGACTGCATGTTATTAATAGCGTCCAACATGCCTATAACAAGTTCAATATCGGATATCCTTTCGTGGTTATTAGGAAACTCAACAATAGGGATTTCGCCGTATGTATGTAGCTTTGCTTCAACTACCTTGCTATCAACAATTCTAAAAGACATAGTGTCGGAAAATGCCATTTTGTACCAATTTCCATCCTCGTCTTTAAGTTCTTGTACAGCAAGCATAGGTTCTTCTGTGCTTTCATTGTAAGCAATGTAAGTATTCATTGGTGTAGGTGCTACAATTCTGAATGGCACATCTCCATTTTTAGGCTGAACCGCTTTAAAAGATGTTCCTGCTGCCGATTGCCACTCTCCGGCTTTAATATCTTTCTCCTGCTTATTGGCATCCGCCATAAAATCATTGAGTATATCAACCGCCTTATTGATAGCTTTATCATCTTTGCGGCTAATAAACTGGATTGGCTCGCCATACGTCTGCCCTACCTTAAACTGAACAATTTCGTATGCGTGGTTCTCAACAATCTTGTTTGTAATATCTTCATTAGTTAGCTTATGCCTGTACAATATTGGTTGGTCGCCCTTGTAGTAATGCCACAGATACTTTATAACTGGTTTATTCCAATTAAATATACCTATAGTACTTCCAATAACCTTAATAACATTATCACTTGTTATCCTGTCTACATTTGTATATGCAATTTTACGTCCATAACAGCCTCTAACAAGGTCTTGAAAATACATTGTGTTCATATCTTGCTCCTAATAAAATGTCATACCGCTTGAACTTCTGCTGTCCGGTATTTCTTTAATTTGAAAATTATCATCATCGTTAGGCACATACCATATCCATTTACGACAATGTTTACACGCCAGCTTATGTGTTCGTGGGTCTTTGCTGTCTGCCTTAGTCAAAAACTTGTGGCAGTTCGGACACATAATTGACTTGTCTTTGTTTGTATAAAAAATCATATTGTTACCTCGTTACATAGTAAAAGCACCGTCATAATTAAATGGCGATGCTTTTCGATAAGGATTATACATGTTTATGAAATTTGCTTTGCTCATTGTAATAATACATAATTTTTTCGTCACAATCGTAACATCTTTTATTTTTTTTCAATAAATCTTTGAAAAGCCATTTTTACGCTACTTTCTGTGTTGCCACCTATGATATGTGCTATCTGAATCCAAGTCTTATTTTCTAAAAATCTAAGATTGATTATTCTTCTCATCCTGCTATCGTCAACGTTTGCTATAAATTGCTCAACCTCGTTAGTTTTCTCTAACAAATCATCTTCAAGCAACTGCAATGTGGCTTTTCTGGCATAAAGAAGTGTTTTCTTTCTGCTGTACTCTGGAAATGGTATGCCTTCAATCTTAAAATGCTGTTTACCACCATCGCCGCCGCTAACAGAATCTATAACCATTTCTCCGGCTTCAATTTTGCTTATATCTTTTTCAAGTCGTTCTATCTTTAGTCTTACTTCTTTTACTTCTTCCTGTAAATCTGAATACTGTGATAAAACTTCCTTTGTTACCATAATGTCAATACCTCCTAAATGGATTTATAGCAGCTTCAACTTTAGCTGTTCTATTGCCCTGTGTTATTCTTAATGCAAAGTTCGAGAAAACATCTGGAACATCATCTAATTGTTTCTTACCCGATACTGAATACTGCTTTAATAGTGACATCATTACTCCATATGGCTCATTAGGCTTATAAAGTGAGGGGTCTTTAAAAATAATGTGCTGTAATATCCAGTTAGAACATTGAAATATCCTTGCTTCCTTATTCGTTTCAGTTGGTGTGTCAGTAATGTTACATATCCACCCAACACTCTCAACTCTCTTGTTGACTTCCATTGCCACTCTATCACCACCGGCGTTACGCTCAAATTCACACTCTTGCACTTTATTATTTGCAAGCACTCCTGCGGCATTTCTGTATTGTTCTTCGTAATCTGCTGTGTTATCGCATACACAATCAATGCAGTAATAATCATCACCATATTTTTGAAGAACCGGTAATACGAAATAATCCGTTCCTTTTCCTTTTGTATCACATTGCCCTGTAACAATCTCCGGTTCTCCGTGTGGCAGATTAAGGTATCTGCGGATTTTATCATCTGGGAATAATAACCCCTCACGTTCGATAGGCTCTTGTTTATACAAACATCTATAAGATATTTCGTCCATGAGTAATTGTTGGTCAGCAAAAAACTCTTTCGTAAATCCGCTGTACTCATAATCAAAATTACTCTCGCCTGTCGCTGGGTCTACATCTGGCACAGCAATAGTCTTAACTCTTTTATTCCCTGCGTACATATTCTGTATTCTTCCGATAACGTCATGCACACTCCAACGCGTAGCAATGTGTATTTCTTTACAATTGTGTCCGTCTGTATCTTGGATTTTTCTTTGTCTAGCATCTACTGCATATTTATCCCATAGCTTATCAAGTACCATAGGATTTAAGGCTTCCTCAATTCCGCCTATCATATCATCTACAAGCAAAAATTTACTCGCACGAACTTTACCGGCATTTTTACTACCGACAGATGTGCATTGTACGCTTGGGAATGGCTTATACTTGCCTATGTTGAACTGCTCTAACTTTGCGTTAGTGCTTGTAACTGTAAGGCTAGGAAAAATTTCGTTCCACGCATATTCATCAGCATTTGTAACAATATCGTATACGCCATCGTAGTACATTCGTGTAATGTCGCCAGAATGGGAGTAAAAAAGGCAAAAATCATTAGGAAACCAGCCAGCTACTAAAGCGTTAAACATTTTTTCAATAGTCGTCTTTCCTGCTCCCGGTATCAACGACACGCACAATATATCGTATTTATCATCAATCATGCCCTGCAAAGCTTCTATTAACCCCATTTTTAAGAATTGTTTGCGGCGTGGCATATAGAAACGCTCTTTAGGTTCTCTTTTCTTTTCAAGATACATAAATGCGCTATCTACTATTTTACTTTGGGCTTCAAGCAATAACACATCATAGTATTTATCAAGTAAATCAAAAGAACTTTTACTGTTAAAAACAAACTTTTCTATCTCCCACATAGACAGCCCTATATCACGCATGCAAGCCTTTTCTATGAGTTCTTTTGCCCTAGCCGTACATTTTAACATTGTGTCAATTTCGCCCTCATTCTTGGCAAGCTGGCACACGTTGTAGTAGGTTTCTATGATGTTTTCATCTATTCCATTTTGGGATATGTATTTTTCGCAATCATCTATCAGTTGATTTAATTCAGAATTCAAGAAAAGCACCTCCACTTTTCAGCAAAGGTGCCTATAGACCTCTGCCTATAACTGTTTTAGGGTAGCGACTACAACCAATCTGTAGCCGGTAATATTTTTATTAGAATGTCAGCATTGCATCACAGCAAGTCGGATGCAATCTATTCAAAAGTGCATTATAATCATCAATTACATACCGTGCTGGAATCATATATGTTTCAATGCCATATTTTTCCGCTGTTTCTCTTTCAATGCTACAGCCGTTCCAATCGTAGTTCTCCGCAATTCCTATGAACGCATCAGCCTGTGCCAGTTTTTTAAGGCTTTCTCCTAAAAACCAAATGGCTTGATTGTTGTCTTTCGGTGGGTTATCCTCAATGTAGCTGTCGATAAGTTCTAATTCCTCACCCTCGAAAATTTCCGCAATCTTCTTCATCTTCTGAATACTCTTTTTGATTTCTCCCTCTGTTCTGCCTTTCATTGGCACGCTTACAAATAATTTTTTCATGTTTTCTATCTCCTTTTCTATGTTTTATCAGCCTTTAACTTTCTAAGGTTAGCGGCTACAATTAGTTTGTAGTCGGTAATGTTATTAAATTATCTTATAGTCTCTTCTTCCAATTTCCCATTTATGAAAAACAATAAATGTCATAAATAAAACTGTATCTCCATTTTTCATTTCAACTAATATTGGTAATCCTCTTCTGTCAATTTTTAATATATCATTTTTATTTTCTGACAAAAATTTATTCAATTCCCATTGTAATACTCTTATTGTCTGTTCATTATGTACATATATCTTCTTCACAAAACGCCCTTTCTACTTCTGATATTTGCATTTATAACGACCGCACATATATTTATGTATTCCTTTGCTAACATCTTCAAATGAGGAATATTCAACAGCAAATCCGCAAGTTTCAGGGTCGCACTCACAATTAGGATTTGTGTCGCAAACATTAAATGGATTTTTCTTCTTAATCCACTGATTATCTGGCGTTTCTATATCAACCAAATCATCAATCATCAGCACAGCCTTTGAAACTCTTACGCATTCTTTTCTCTTCTCGTCATTGGTACACTTGCCATCTGCATTATATCGGCAATTGGTAAGATTACAATCATTCATTCCTCATAAACCTCTCAAAATCTTTCCTGCACTTAGGGCATAGCTCATATGTCCTTTCTAAAAATTCATATCTGCGAACATTCTTAATTTCAAGACACATATCATTATCTTCAAAAGTGGGAACTATATCTCCGCAATATCCAACTTGCTTAAATCTAACTTCTTTCCAGCTCTTAGGTATCATCTCTTTCCCACATCTGTCGCAAGTGTGCCATTCTTTTTGATGTTTCATTATGCAATTGTCGCTATAAGCATTCCAATCATCATTACAATACTTATAAATCCTTTCTTTAAAATATCTTTTATATCTTTTGCCTTCTGTATGTCCAATATCAAAAAAAATATAAAATATATATAGTGCTATTTTATATAATATCATCATTCCACCGCCTTTTAAACCAACCCTAGCATACATAAAATATCAAGCTCCGATATTCTCTCCGCACCTTTTCTTGTGTGCATAAGAATATCTTTAAGTTTTTCATTTTCTGCATCGCTGTATTTATTTCTATCATATGCTTCTGAAAAACAATAATATTTGCAATATCCATAGCCTACCCCAAGTCTGTTTCCGTGAACACTCTTAGCCACAATATCGTAATATTTTGGTACTTTTAAAATATCGTATTTTTCATCTAGGGCACACTCCTTATGCTCTGCTTCTAGCTTTGATTGAAGATATTTCAGAAAACTTTTTATATCTTCTTCCGTTTTAGAAATATACAAAATCGTTTCTTTCAATTCTCCACCAGCTTTCTACCGCAGATAGGGCAATAATTGATTTTATAATCAAAATCCATAAAACTATCTCCTGTTGTAAAGTGAATAAATACGCCATCTTCTCTCTTGTATATATAATCTTTGTAATCGGGGTTTTTGTAATCTGATGTATAAATGTTTTCGCAAAACTTACACATATCACTTCTTCCCCCATAAATTATCCGGTAATTCCTCGCCGCCATAAATCTTGTTAGCGTATTTCTTAAATGTCGGTACGCTACAACCTGCTACTTTTGCCGCCTTTACTTGCGAAGCCTGACCCGATATGTATAAGTTAATTGCTTCATAAAACTTATCTTTGTTTAGTGGATGTACACCCATAGCCATAATAATCACTCCTTACTTTGATTTTCAACTTGATGATTATATTTTCTTACGTCACTACGCATTTTAGATGGCATATTCTTATAACCTGTATTTTGAAGTTCTGCTTTGAAAGCGTTAAAATTATCATCATTTTTAACAAATATACTGACATATTTATCAATCTGCGGTCTTGTCATGAGCACACCATTTTCAGTAAATACCTTTTTGATGTAATTTGTATAATAACAATACCCTTTAACTTTTTCGTGGTATAATCCCCAAAAATAATCAGCGTTTTCTTTTGTTTCAAACTTCGCTCTAATCTCATTGTTAGAAATATGATTGTAACAATGTCTGCACAATGTAATTAAATTACTCTCTCTATCATCACCGCACATTGAAGCTGTTCTTATATGTGCCATTACCAACGCCCGGTATTCTCTACTGTTCTTTCCGCAATATCTGCAAGTATAATTATCTCTTTCAAAAATCTTGGTCTGTAAATCTTTATATGAACTCATAATGAATGCCTCCTACAATTCCTTACTTTCGCACCAACTGCTCTTACAAGTGTGGTTCATAATATTAATCAAAACCTTTTCAGAAGAAAAGTGAACTAAGCTGTAATCACATTGTGCTGAAAACTTTGTGTTGAAATATTCATCAACTAGCATCTTGTAGTCTGTATTATCGTCCATATCACTTATAGCCGCATAATAGGTATCTGTATATCCGTCACGCTCTATGTCAGTTTCTTTTGTTAAATTATCCACCACTCTTGATAAAACCTTATCTGTTAATGGGTAGTGATATTCTCCAGTGCATTCTCCGTGTTTATCTAAAAAGTATTTAAAGAATGCTTCTACATTTTCTTTGAGCGTTTCATCGTTAGTCCAATCATAAGCTATCTTGCCAGCTCTACTTATCATTCTTTCTTCGGCAACTTCCCAATCACTTTGAGAGTATTCGCTTATCGGCTTAAACTCTTTCGCTTTTTTATCTTTGGGTAAAAAAGAATTACATTGTTCTCTGTTAAGAGAATTACACTCTGTACTATTTGATTTGTAATCTTTGTTTAAGTAATCTATGTTAGTACTCTCTGGTATTGCTTCGTCACTAGCTTGTGTTTGATTTTTTATTGGCTCATTATTGATTACGCACTCGTGCGTAATGGTTTTTTCATTTTCTGGAATTTCAATTTTATAATCGCTTAATGGATAGCCATTCTTTTTAAGGTCTTTTGCAATATTTACAAGATTTACCCTATATTGTAATGTTCTATCCCACTTATATTTAGGGTTATTTCGTTTTGAGATATAACCCATATTCACCAAATCGCTGATATATCTTCTTATCTGGCTTGCAGATAAACCTAACATAACCTCATCAGCTAATTCCTCGGCGGTTTTATATATCCAACCATAGAAAAGCTCTCTTTCTTCTTCTCCATTGTTCTTCGCAATCTCATTTTCTTTCTTGATAAACTTATCGGCATCTGAAACTCTTTCAGACCAATAGATAAACTGATTGAGAATGATTGCTTTTCTATAATCGTTTGTTATTGATAATAAATCTTCTCTAATTACTGCTTTTTTAATTTTTATGTCTGTCATAAATTACCTCCTACGATAGATAACCCTACGATTTATATAAAAACAGTTGCCAGGAGTTCGTAGGTTACTCTTTTCGTGTTGCAATCACTAGGCAACTGATTTTACCAATATTATTCCGGCTTATTCATCTCAAAGAAATGCTTCTTGCATCTTGAATCATCACTATCAAAGCTACAATCTGGTTTAAATCGTTTTTGGCATTCATCACAAGACCAAGATGTTACACCTTCAAGCTCTGAAACAGCACCGCAAAGCTCGTACAATTCATCATCTGTGCAATTCAGCACATAATCCGCAAGTTCCATTCTTATTTTTCCGATTGAACGATGCTTAATCAACTTTGCCATTTTATTTACCTCCACGAATGATAATTCCCACGATTTTAGATATAACAACAAACAGGCAGTCGTGGTCTGCTTTTCGGTAGCTAACCTAGTTTGTTGTAATCGGATAGATAGGACTTGAACCTATGACTACTTGAATAAATTAAGCGTTACTCCCAACTGAACTACTATCCGTAAAATAAAAAAACTGACACTTTGTTGGGAAATGTAATAAGATACTTTCGGAGATTATTGTAAGTTTTAACAATCAAGCTAAGTTTATTGTTACGATTGGGGATATACGTCACAAAGTGCCAGTTTAAATAGCAGCGTGAGGTACGAACTCACATAATAGGTCTTGGCAAAAGCTGGATGCAATACAGATAAGCCCGTGCAGTAGGACTTGATAATGTTCTAAGATAGTGCTTTCGCTCGCTATTACTACTACTGTAACTGCTAAATGCTGCATTAAGCTAATTAAGCGTGCAGCAAAACCTCACGGACTTTCTGACGGTCCTTAACAGCTCTTGCTATGAGGTGAAAGGAGAACTTAATGTCATGGTAATTCCACCAAACCAGTAAGTTCAAAGGTGCAAGTAACGATTAAGTACTTGCGAACTACCCCTATCAGAATCGAACTGATGATGTAAGAATCAAAATCTTATGCCTTGACCGCTTGGCTAAGGGGCAATTAAGCTACTCTTTATCTTCAAAGAGTGCTGCAATATCATTTGCACTATCAATCTGTTCTACAAAGTTATCTGTGCCGTTAGGATGTGTGTCTGGATTACCATTACAATTTTTGCAAGGCGTTTCAAACCACATTTTAAATTTATACAAACAATTACAGCAATCTTCCTCCGGCTTAAGCATTAGACATCACCTGCCTGCCTATGATTAGCTCTGTAAGAATCAAAGCCATATGGATAACGTGCTATAAGCTTATCTATGTTTATTTGCATTACATCATCAAGACTGAATCCGCAAGCTTCGCAAATCATAGCAACGTACCACATTACATCGCCGCACTCTTTCTTAAGATGTTCTAAGTCTATTCCCTTTTCGTGAAATATGCCCTTTTTAACAAGGTCTGATACTTCGCCAGCTTCACCAGTTAAACCTAAGACGCCATTAAGAAGTCCTGCTATGTCATTTATGTCGCTACACTTAGCATTGTTTTCTGCTAGAGGACTAAGTGGAAGCTTGCCAGTTAATTCAATATATAATCTACGATATGCCTTTTTATCGTTAGTACGCATAGCCAATTTTTGGTATTCATTGCCCTGCATTTATAACTCCTAACTCTTTTTTGTTTTTTAAAAATTTTTGGAATTTATTCAGCCGACTAGCTGATTCTCTGATGTACTTGTTGAAATATCTTGTGATTGATTAATATGTGTCTATTATACACCTAATTAGCTTAAATGTATAGATGTTAATTAGATTATTTTTAACTAAATATATAAGTGATTTATTAGTATTAATTATATGATTATGTGTTATTTATATATAATTATATAATATGTGTATTATGTGGGTAATAATAATATAAATATATATTAATATATAAAGCCTTTTTCTTATCGTGGAAAAATGAGTGACTTAGTTGGGGCGTGTTCCGAGGACAAATAAACCCCCTCCGCCCTTGTCCGTGTAATTGTGTCTATTTTATGCCATATTCTCAAACAATTAACACAATTAACACCATATCCATACTATAACGCCGATAAACCTTAATTTATCAGCGTTATCTAAATGTTTACCACTCACAAACCCAGTATTTAAGCGGTTTCTAAGCTGTTTAAATTGTGTCAGAATTGTTTATAGCGTTTATCTGCTGCTTATGCATTAATTGTGTATTGTTTTGGCTTAATTGTTGGCGTATTTCTGCGGCTGTTAGAGCTGTTTTATTGCCACTTTCTCTACTAACACCGGGAAGATTCCACGCAAAATGACGATTGAGTATTGCCAAAATTCCAACCGGGTTTTTATTACCAGTTGCAAGCTTATTGGATAAACTTTCTTCTCTAAAATCGCGCAGTTTTTGAACCAATTCGAAGCCCTTTGTACTTAGCTTTCTTTCATTCGCTCCCCAATCCATAAAAGTATCTTTATGTATTCCAGTTAATAAGCTAAAGCCTAATATACTACATTCTTTATCATACATAGAACACATATAATAATATATATATAATATATACTCTAATTTATCTAAATCATACATATAAAAATTACTATCCATAATACAATTAGTATTATTTTTATTAATATTCTTATTTAGCTTTAATATACTTTTATCACTAAAAACATATTTATTTATATACATTAAAGCGGCGTTCCATCTGCTCTGTGGTTCTTTGGTCATATCTTCGATGTTGTGCTCTTCGCAAAATTTTGTCAGATATAATTCTATGTCATTCTGGAATATCTCCGGTGTGTCTGGTGTTTCCTGTAGTTTCTCCATATATTCCCCTTTCCGCTGGACCTGCTCCAGCTAATTAATTATTATACATTTAATAACATAAAAATAACCCAATAATATTTTTAATATTATCGGGTGTAAATCTTATATATTTAATTATTAAAATAATATAGCATAAATATATTACAAAGTCAATTTTCTTTGTTTGATTTATAGCTATATTTTTCTAAAATTGGCTTATACAATTCCTCTTCCGCTTGTTTTCGTGCGGCTGCTGCTTCTTCTAGCGTCTTAAAATAGCCTATTATATTCAACTTGCCTTTAAAGCCAATGTATGCAACATAATTGTTCGTTGTTTTTCGATAGCTTACACCCTTGACTCCGGAAGTGTTCGCTTTCCCCGGCTTATCGCTATTAATTGTGCTAAGATTTGTTTTTTCCACCTGTCCTAAATATTTATTAATATTTTTCTTAGAATTTTTCCCGCTTTGCACATCCACAGGACACACATCGACCAGATGTGAGATTGTGCTGGGTTTTATTAAAGATTTTTCCACAATTTAAACATTCACACTCCCATATTGTTTGAACTCCCTTCCCGCTTATGCGTTTAACCACTTTAATCTTGTTAAATATTTTATTTGTTAAGTCTATATCATTTTCTTTTTTTACAACACCCTTGTATTTTTCACTTAATCTTTTAGCTGCTACACAACCGCATGATTTACTTTTTCCATATTTTAAACTTTTAGCACTTACTTCTTTAACTTTTCCGCAAATGCAGCGGCATTTATAATATCTTTCTCCGTTTTTACTTGGGGCTTCTTCTATAGCTGTCCAATACGTGCCATAAATTTTTTCTTCTGGTTCAAATTCTATTCTTTTCATCGTTGCATTCCTGCTTTCTGCTTTAAAATAAAAAAGATGTATAACCGCCTATTTTAACAATTATACATCTTACGCAGTTTCCTAGCTTAAATCAGTTATTTTTTATCGTTCTTGTACCCAAACATCTGTTATTATGTTATTGTTATCAGTTGCAATTATAAATGGTGTTGAATACTCAGCATCTATAGATGCTACATAAGTATAACTATTATCTTGGCTTTTTTCGCAAGACATATAGGTTTCGCCTTGCTCGTCATAATCTTCAAAAGCCTCACATACATCTGTATCAAGGTCATCTATATTCCTACCAATAAGTTTTTTTAAATTAGCAAGAACACCTACTTTTGTTATTCGTGGGTCATCTTTTTCCCAAGTTGTTTTTAATGTGTCACTATCTAACACATTATATACACCTTCATCTTCGTTAGTATATATATACTCGTCAGAGTATATAGTACAACATATTCTATCTATTTCTTTTAATTTATCTTCGCTTTCTGCAAAGAAATAGATGTCTGTTGCATATTCATACTCCACATCGCAGGGACTATAATTTTCTTTCCCAGCTTTAACGCTATATCCGTCATTCGTCAAAATAGCCGCCCCTTCTTCGTAATTCTTTCCTTTCAATTCGTTTAGACTTATCATTCTCATAATACTTCACCTTTTCAGTCTTTCGACTGTCCTTTCTTTTAATGTGCCTTAATTATATAACGCTATCGTTATATAGTCAATAGAAAAATTAAAAAAATTAAATTAAAATGGACATTCATTTTTATTAAGCTGCTCCGCTTCCTCTTCCTGTTCTATCTGCTGCACTTTCTCCAGTACAGCAGAAACAATAAAACCGTTTAAACTATTGCCTGCCGCCGCTCTGATTCGTTCTTCGTCCTCTTTCTTAAATCTTACAAGGCTTTTAAAATAAGCCTTATTATCATATTTTTTTGTCGCTCTTGCTTGTGCTTTAGATACTGCCATCAAATCAACTCCTTTTATAAAGATAACTTTATTATATAGTAGCGTTATATTAAAGTCAATACAAATATAAAGATAACTTTATTATATAGTAGCGTTATATATTCATATATAGATAGCTTTATACATATTGCACAATAAAATTATATAGATAGCTTTATATATTTGTTACATTTTGCGACTTGTAATTATATAAAGATAGCTTTATAATAAGAGCATAAATAAAAGGCGGTTGACATCCTACCAAGACACACAACCGCCACCAATCAAAAAAGAAAGGTAAGCCGATTATATCGCAATCGGCGAAATGGTACAAGGTTATGAGATTTGAAGTTAAGGATGACACAATTACAAGTGAAGCATCGGGAAGAACAGATGTTTACAAGATAGTCGAAAAGATTCCATTCGGTTTCTTTGTATGGAATATCGGCGAGAATATGGGGAATGATGAATATATCCCACTTTGCCAATATTTGTCTCCAGGAATTAAAGATGATTACTCTATCAACCTCGACACTTTAAGAGCTATTAAGTTGCCAAAAGAAGAGGTTGAGTTATTAAGAGAAGCCGCAGCGTGGGGAGTTAATAGCATAGAGACAGCAAGAAAGGCATTAAAGAGCCGCCGCCATAGTTATATGGCTGAAAAGAAGAGAGAAAACGCGCGCAAAACAATAGGCATATTTGAAAGAATTACAGAATAAGGAGGGCAAAGGCTATGATAAATGAAACGGCAGAACAGAAAGAAATAAGGATGTTTAATATTTATAAAAAGGACCTTGAAAAGCTAGGGAAAGAACACGGACAAATAAGAATGAATTGTATCGAATATGTTTGTAGCTTTCCAAAAATTAACCCTTTTAAAATGGCTAAGGCTTTAAAAGACGGCGGATATAATGTTGTTTTTGATGACTCTAGCATAAGCAGAGCAGAGAACGAAAAGAAAAGGCGAAAAGTTGAAAAAATTGCATAATTAGCAAGGTCGGCGTTTCCGGGGTTCGATTCCCCGGCTTTGCTTTACCCAGCAAGGGGAATATTAAAATGTGGAGGTATATTTATATGAAAAGAGAATTGCTAAATTTTGTTAATGATGATAAGGATGAAAGCCGTTTTCGTTTGAATGCGATTTCATATTTGGAGCATTACACAAAGAACGCTTTTGGTAAAAAAATTGATAGGATTACAATCGAATTTGACCAAATCTTTGGGCGTTACTGCTCAATAAGTGATAATGAAATAATAAGCCGCGATTTTGAAGGTATCTTGACAGAGTGCCAAGAAAAAACAGAAAAATTTTTAAGTAATGTAAGTTATATATTATGCAGAGAGTTAAAGGCTGGGCATAATGGTTACGAACATTCGAAGTTTAAAGAGGCACATAATACAGTAAGCGCACCTTTTTGGCTAAGAGAATTGCTTGAAAAATCAGAAAATGAAAATAAATAGATGTGTCAAAAACAAAAAAGGCTACAAATGTAGCTTTTTTTGTTGTATAATAAATCAAAAAAAGGATAAAAAAAGATGAAAAATATAAATAATAATATATCTGTATCGTTTGAGTGTACAGAATTAATAAAAGAATTAAGGCAAGATATTGCGGATTTTGGGGAAAATTTAATCGTAGAAGTAATTGCAACGCAACTACACGGCATTACGATTTACAAAGACTATAATTTTATTTCTGACGATGAAAACACAAAATTTGAGTTGAAACAAAATGAAAAACTTGTAAAAATGCCAGCTGTTGAATTACTTAAGTTGTACGAAAAGGAGAATAGATTGTTTTAAATGCGGACAGATAAACAAATAGAATTATTAGAAGAACAAAAAGGCAAAGAATTAGCCACAAAGATTAACGATTTAGATAGTATTGTTGTTAATTTTGCAGATACAATCCATTTTTTAGAAAATATAGAAGAAAATGCAGAGCTTATCCCTATCCCAATTATTAAAAATGGAGTTTTGATTGTTAATTATCCAGAATTTAACGGCTTTATCTTGTTTGATACAGAGCTCAAAGATGATAAAGCTGTAATTAATGCGGATATTTTTAATAATGCTTTTAATGTGTACAAATGGGATTGTAGTTTATTGTGTGAAATGCCTTATATTTTTCACGGATTGCATTCTGAAGGCTGTAATTGTACGGAATTTAATAACGCAACTATAGAAATATACAAGAAGCAGAAGCGAAAAAGTGAAGAAATAGAAAAATACAAAGAAAATGAAATAATAACAGCGTGTGACCCTTTTAAATTATTCTTAAAAGTAATGTGCTGGCTTAACTGGATTATGCAGCATCCAGAAATCAAAGAAGTTGAAAGACAAGAAAAAACGCACACAAGCACGAAGAGCAAAAAGAAAAATGGCGACAGCAAAGCAAAAGCAGATAGCAATGTTGTAAAAACTGTTAAAATTAACAATATTAAAATTAAAACAGTTAACAGCAAGCTTATAACAAAAATCAAAAGCAAAAAAATACATCGTATAGCGGGGTGCTGGGAAGTTCGGGGACATTTCCGACATTACAAAACCGGTAAAGTGGTTTACATTAAACCTTATGAAAAAGGAAAAGACAGTCGCAAGCGCATTAAAAAGCAATATATAATATAGGCTGTGCTTTGTTTGCTGCACTTTGCCTTGTTAAAGCTCTAAAGTTTTTCATCAATTTTTCAGGGCAAATCTGAACAAAATCGGGAGCAAAAATTGAAATTCTGTGTAACCGATTTTTGGATTTCAAAATTGCATATGACGGGGTTTCAAAAATTTCACATTATATTTTATGAGAAAATTTTTCCAATTTTTAGAGTAAGATTTAAACAAAATCTGAACCAAATTTTAAAAATTGTCAAAATCGTTTTTCTGAATATCAAAGATGTATCCGGGGGAGGTATCAAATGCGTTACCCCGAAATTTTTTGGCAACATTTTTCTGTATAAATCAATGCTTTACTTGAATACCGGCATTGACTAAGCTCATATATCAATAATTCTTTTGTCATAGTCAGATTAGTCTTTTGAATTATCTTTAACAACTCATCAATGCTCATTATCCCACTCTCCTAGCTGCCCCTAAAACCATATCAACAATGTCAAATACTTCATCTCCGTAAGTTGCTACAAAATCACACAATATTTCTTCTTGTTCGATAGGCAAATACACATCATAAGACATACAGATTGCGTGGCATACTTCGTGTATCAGCACTTTGCGTTGCATAAATCCACGCAAGGCATTTGATAGATAAATTGTATGTGTATTTCTATCAGTTACACCTAGCACAGAAACATTGTCTGACCGCTTTAATTCACTTGAATTTGAATTTTCATATTGTACTTGCCACATTGTGCCATTAATGCTAAAAACCATCTGTATGCTCCTTTCTAAATAAAACAAAAACCACTAACCGATATTGGCTAGTGGTTTTCTAATTCCCATATTCTTTTTAATAACTCTACAAGATAATCTGGTGGCTTTCTTCTATCCTGTTCCCAACCTTGCAAAGTCCTTAATGGAAGTCCAAAATAATTAGCAAACTGCTGTTGCGACATTTTGGTTTGCTTCCTTAATTCTTTTATTGGTGAGTTATTTAAACTCAATATACTTACCCTCCTTTTCTTCAAAACTGTTAACCTTTTCTAACAGCTCGTCAGTAGTGACTGTTTCAAAATCACCACAACTATACTCTTCTTCGCCATAGTCGTAGTGGTCGCCAAAACTGCCACAGCAAGGACAGAACTCCATATCTGCTGTTGTTCCGTAACTGATTTCCCAGTTGCCATTTTCAAGGCAGCTATAATCAGTCCAAAAGCCGTAACTACCGCCATCGTTACATTTTTCTGGGTCGTAGTTTGAGTAATCATTAAATCTTACTCTCTTTATGTTTTTCATTTCTTCTTTTCTCATAATATTCACCTTTGCTTGATATTCAAGCCCTTTCTTTATTTCTTGATTGTATTATACGTCAATGACGTATAGCTGTCAAGCAAAAGTTATAATTATTTTTCACTAGCCAATATTCAGTTATCAATGTACAAAACAGGCTATGAATATTGCTACTCATAGCCCTTAAAATCATATCTTAGATACAAGAGTACTTAACTTTGTTCTAAGTAAGTTCTTCTCTTCTGCTGACATATCAGCCACCATACCTGTAATATCGCTTGCAAGTTCCTTAGTATAGCTGTCAAGTGACTTCATCTTGTGTTCCTTATCTTCCGGCGTGTTGTTCTTGTGCATTTCCTTAGTTTCTGTGTAGTTTCTCTTTGCTCTGTCGTAATTACTTTCAGACATTGGTTCTGTATAGTACATCTTGCCATAATCCCTATCCATATCCCTCATATGCTCTGCTTCTGGGTACATGTGCATATAAGGTGGCTCTTCATATCCTCTGCGGTATGTTCCCTTGTCTTTAGGGGCGAACCTGCCATTTGCATAGCGGTAGGGGTCGTAAAATCTCCTGTCTGGATAATCTTCGTACTGTTCAAGCATACGCATAATATCTTCGTTATCTTCTGACTTTTCCATAGCTTCAACAATTCTATAATCTTTGTCAAAGCAAGCTATGTTCTTCGCTATTTCTGTAAAATCCTTTAAATCGTCAAGGTTCTGTCCCTCAAAGCCGTCTAATCCGATTGCTTCAACTTTAGCCTTGACACATTCCATAATCTGTTTAGCCCATTTGTGCATATCATCAAGCCTCCCTTACTGCGATTAAGTTACTATTCTGTACTTCAATAGCCTGTGTAGATGTATTTTGCACCGCTACTGTACTGCAACAGCCACAAGGTACATCAATATATGCCTGTGCTGATACATTAAAGAAATTTTCAACTGCGGCTGGTGTTACAATCATTCGTGTTGACTGCAAAGGCTCTCCGTCTACTGCAATGGCAAGCGAGATGGCTTCAACCGTACCGCCTGTAGGTATTTGAATGTTGCCGGAATACGATACTAAAAATCGTGCTTTGCACTGATTAGTGATACCTCTTAGCTTGATAATTCCGCTTCCGGTCCTGTGTACAATGCATTTTGTTCCGTTTACGGCTGTCTCTGTAAATGCCACATCTTCTCCGGCGGCAACTGTTTGTAATGCAATTCCTGTTATTTCCATTATTTTTACCTCTCTTTCACAAAATAAGGGCAAACATTATAGTCTGCCCTTGGGTTTATAAGTAATACTGCTTAGCAGACATAATCGAGTTAAACTCAATTAAGATACTCAATTATTCAGTTTTAGCAGCCACATCCTGTATTGCAACCACATCCATAAGCATAAGCATTAGGATTAGGCACAACATAAGCTGGAATAGCCGTAGGATTTACAGAGTTGATAATCTGCTGTGTCTGAGCTGCCATCTGAGTTGTAAGAAGTGCGTTCTGTCTATCCTGTGATGCGGCTCTGCGTAAATCGTTGTTCTCTGCTGTAAGTGTTGCTATCTTATCATTTGTTAAGAAATCAAGGATAGCTCTCGTTCCTGCCTGCTGGCTGTCGATAATATCTCTTGTGTTGTTGCACATTGTGTTCTGTAAAGCACAAGTGTTAGTTGCCATGTTGTAGTTTACGCCTTGAATAGCTTCTCTTGTCTCACAGCAGCAGTTAGCGAGCTGCGCCTGTAATGCATTTGTATTCTGCATATTAGCAACAGTATCAGCATTGATAGCCTGCTGTATGCCATAGCCTGTCTGCATGATATTTGTGTTAATGCCATTGAAACCTGTGAGCATACTATTATTCATAGCGTAGAAGCCATCACAAAGTCCGTTGGAAATGCCATCTAACTTGCTGATAACTGCTGAATTGTCAAATCCTCTCTGAATATCAGCCTGTGTAGCCGCTGTCGCAACATAGCCACCGCCATTGTTACCGCCAAAGCCACCAAATCCACCATTGCCCCATCCAAAGAGTAATGCGAATACAACGATTATCCAAAGCCATCCTCCGTCAGCCCATCCGCCGTTATTGCCGTTGCTGTCAATATTAGCAACTAAAGGTATGCTGGCACAATTTGAGTTTGAAAACATATTGTTACCTCCTAAAAATATATTCATAAAGATGTCACCCAGGTAATTTGCAAAGACATCTAATATGCTACTAATTACCAAATCTACTTTTTATCTGATTAAATACATCATCTGCATTTAACCCCTTTTCTTTGCATAAATTTCTAGCCATCTGCTCTATTCCTTGCATATTACCTTGCTGTGCCATTTGCATTGTGTTTTTCATCATAGGATTATTCATCATCTGATTATTTCCCATTATCTGTTGTATGAACTGTTGCGGACCAGCTTTCATCATCTGAAAAATGTTAATTGGGTTCATTCTTCATCACCGCCTTTACTTTGAGTTCTTGAAGTTTTTCTTTGCGTTCCTAAAGATTTATCAAATCTATCTTCCAACTGCCCTATTTTCTCTGACAATTCCTTAAACTTATTCAGAAATAGCTGTGTGCTTTCATCTGATAGGGTAAATTTAGCATTTTCTGCATCAGGCATAGAATTTACTGTCTGATTATCTTTAGGGGCTGTATAAGGCTTATACACAATCGTTCTAATTGTTCCGTCAGCATTCCAGCCCTTAACATAAATCTCCGACATATCCTGCTTAGGAAAAAAAGCCATTGAGCCATCCATAGGGACCTCGTTAGCGTTTATATTTTCAACTGCTTGCACAACTCTGCCGTTAATACCTATTATCTGCTGTGGAATAGTTTGCTGAACTTGTGATTGCTGCATCTGCTCCTGCGGCTGAAATCTCTGGATATTTGCCATAGGATTATATTGATATGCTCCATATTGAGGTACATAATTACTCATAATCGGTTGCTGATAAGGATTGTTCATTGTCTGCCTCCTCTAAAACTTCCTCGATTGCGTGGATAACAAGAGATAATGTCACTAAGTCAAGTTTCTGTAATTCTTCTTTACTCAAGATTTTTTCTCTTACTTCATCAGAAAACATTTGCACTACCTCTCTTTCTAGTTACATTTTTGCATAAAAAAAATCACTTATAGCGACACATAATAGACATATGTGCGACATATAAGCGACAATGCTGAAATTATATAATTGTAAAACGCGATAAATGCGGCATTAGCACTTCCTATATGCTATAGGAACTGCAT